GAACCTTGCCCAGCGACTCGACGAACCATGCGAGCCGCTGCCGATTGGCAGTTGGAGCAGGTGATTGATTGGCTTAAGAACTGCAATATGAACCATAGCCTGAGCTATGACGGTGAATACCGGAGTGATCGCTACTTAGTAATCAATGCCTTCAGAGAAGCAATGCGCCCAACAACAACAACAACACAGGAGAACAACTGATGAAAACTCCTCACCATCGCCGATGAGCTTGAAGCCCAGTAACCATTACCACTAATTACCCATGGAACTAATTCCTCTAGACGTTCACAACAGCAAAGCTTGCAATCGAGCACGGTATTTCTCAACGGAACCAGTGCTTAATGGACTTGCATGTCCTGAATGCAAATCCGAGCTAATGAATTCTAATCCTTCAGTGTGCTTGACTACTTGTCCTCCGCAATGGAGTGTTCATTGTTCCAAGTGTGATTACAAAGGTTATCGGTATTAATCATGAAACATGTACGAAAAGATCTTATTATCGCGGTTAGCTGCTTTGCAATTGGCTTTGTGCTGACGAGAGTTTTGTTATTCAGCAATTAATCAACTGGAGAAATCTAATGACTAACCAACACCCACTGACTGACGCAAAATGCCGTGACATCGCCAATAACCTTTGTTTTCGATGGCCACCACATGTTGACCAAGGTGAAGTTTTGTACGCTGAAGATGACATGCGAGCTGCTTACGATTTAGGCCGTGATGCCCAGTTGGAGCAGGTGATTGAGTGGATGGAAGTAAACCTAATGAATCATGACTTTTACAAAGGTTATGCTTATCTCTACGATAATTTTCCAAATGTTTACATTAAAGAGGACGAACTTCTGGAAGACCTTCGAGAAGCAATGCGCCCAACAACAACAACACAGGAAAACAACAATGACTAACCAACACCCACTGACTGGCGATTACGCCATTCTTGTTAATAAAGAAGAAAGCGGATCTTACACGGCTGATGACTACGCCTACGCACTCGCGCAGCTCACGGACGACTGTGAGCTTGACTGGGTGAGGAAGATCACAGGGTTGTCGTACGACGAGTGCGAGCAGATCATGCGGATCTCCTACGCAGCACAACGGAGAGTGTGGAATGAAACCTAAAGTGAGAGTGATCCTCGAGATGGCGATTGAGGAGGGTGTAAGAAGAGGGTAAGCACGTTGCAACAGATCTACGTGCCATCCGCCTCCCGAAACCACCGAGCTTGAAAAAACAGGCGCTAAAAGAGATGGACAAGTTAGAGGAGAGGTGGGATGTTACATCCATTGAATTGGATTCACTCAATACCATCCGTCACGCACTAGAGCAACTCCCAGAATGACTGACAAGACTAAACTCATGAGAGAGATCACTGAGGTAATCAACTTCCATTGCGAGCGCGACTCTGGCCGTGAGGAGCTGGCTCAAGCTGTGATCGATACCACGGCGGACTGGTTCGAGAAGGTCCTCGACAACATCGGTATCCAGCCGAGCTCCATCCCGGCCCTACTGCGATGGCAGGCGCACCAACACGAGTATCTAGGAGAGGACACTCCTTTATGAGGGCCGCGATCTTTGCCATAATATCGCTGACGATCGGCAACGCCGCGCTCGCCCAGCAATCCTGCAACTACTCCTTCTGGGTGTGGCAGGGAGGGGAGCGCGTCAAAGTGTGCTGCAACCAGCGGAACTTCTGCGTAACCAAGTTCGGGATTTACCAACAATGACCACCATCGACGACATCATGAAGAAAAGGCTTACCCTAGAGAGCATCGCTGAGGGACTGGGAATCGCGTTAGGTGTAGCCGTCGTTGCTTCCATTACGATTATTGGCAGGGCGTGGGTGATCCACTTCATCCTCAGTATGGCCTTCATCGGAAACCTCACTTACTGGCAGATCCTCGGGCTCCTGGCGATCTGGGAACTCATCAAACCTGCTTCATCTTCCAAATGAATGACGAAACCTTCACACTCAAATATGAAGATAGCGAGATGGGACTCGAGGTAACTCTGCCCGGAGGCTTATCTGGAAAGGAACTTCGTAACCGCATAGAAGCTTTTCTCGAGCAAGTGGGTTACGGTCCGCAGAACTTTGGTGACGACCTGTCGTGGCTTAAGTATCCTATGCACGATTCTTCCCATTCAACCACCGTCCTCGGTGATAAGTGACAGTCTAAAAAGTGGTACATACCAAGTTACACCCACCTCGGGTGTGGTATTATAGCTACATGGAACACCTTAATCCTAATAACATCCTCCCCTACGCTCAGCGGCTCTACGACCGTGGGTCACGGGAGGCCATCCTCGAGTTCCTTCAGTGGAACGATCCCAACGGGGCTTACACGGACACCGCTTCTCGCGATGAGGGCTATGAACCTCTCGACTATGATGAGGCCATCCTCGAGCTCGAGGGAGTGATCAATGATTTGCAACTCGACCTTCAAGAGGTTCCCGTATGAGACTCTACGACACGGACAGTCTTCTTGACTTGGACCCTGGACCATGGGCTTTGGACCAAGAAACCTCTCTTTGGTCTACTCTGGATGGCCGAGTAGCAGAACCCGCTTTTCTAACGGAGAAGCAAGTTTGGGACCGTTGGAACTCCGTGTTCATCACAACACATGAGTTTCGACGAGCTAAGTGGGTCAAAGGATCTCCTAACACAAAAGGCTACATCAGGCTGATTACTGGAGATCTTTCTCATCGAGTCACAGCTCGTGCCTGGGTCCCCTTAGCGGAGGCTAAGCCGATTGTTCACCACGTAGACCATGATAAGCAAAACAATCATGTGTCCAACTTAGAGTGGGTCAACAACTCAGAAAACATCCAAGCGGCTTACGACGCAGGGAGATTCTCAGAACGGCTGCGTGATAGCCGAGGTCGTTTCATTTCAACACGTAATGACTGAAGGAACAACTGTCCAAGCAGGGCTCGTTAAAGAGATGAAGTCCGCGTACCTTGAGTACAGCATGGCTGTGCTCGTTGGTCGGGCAATCCCAGATCTTTATGACGGCTTAAAGCCGGTCACTAGGCGCATCATGGCCGCGATGAAGGCCCTTAACCTTCGTCCTGACGGGCGCTATATGAAGTGCGCTCGTGTTGAAGGCGAGACCACCGGTAAGTATCATCCTCACGGCGGTGCATACGGCGCAATGGTTACGGCTGCCGCATGGTGGACCAACAATCACCCTCTTATTGACATCCATGGGAACGGCGGGTCTCCGACGGACAACGCCGCTGCTCCGAGATATACTGAGTCAAAGATCTCCCAGTTTGCCTGGGATGCTTTGCTTCAAGACTCAGATACCTGGGTCACTCGTCCTAACTATGACGGGAGCTTACAGGAGCCGGTGCAACTAAACGCTAGAGTCCCTCTTATCTTGCTTAACGGAGCGGAAGGGATTGGAGTAGGCTTTGCTACAAAGATCCCCACTCACAACCTCCGCGGCGTCGCCAAGGCTCTCCGAGCTCTTGTTGATGATGACATGATCACGGCGAAGAACTCTCTCGCTCCGGACTTCCCTACGGGATGCCACGTGGTCAAGGACGAAGGTCTCGTCGAATACCTCAACACAGGTGTCGGCTCCGTCCGCATGCGCGCCCACTGCTCCTCCGAGCAGATCGACTACGGGAAGAAGTCCAAGCGCACCGCTCTCGTGTTCACGAACCTGCCTCTACACACCAACACGGAGCAGGTTGGGGATCAGATCAAAGAAGGGATTGAGAAAGGCAAAATCACTACGGTCGCAGACGTCCGAGACGAGACGGACCGCAGCGGGATCCGCCTAGTGGTCGTTCTTAAGGCGAGTGCCGACGAAGCACGTGCTCGAGCTGAAATCTTCAAGAACACGTCGCTTGACACGAAGTTTTCCGCACGGAATCTTGTCATCGACAACTTGAAGCCGGTGCAGCTCGCGCCGCACGACATGCTCATCCGCTGGGCGGGATGGCGGGACCAGCGCCTCTTAGCTTCTCTCAAAGCCGAACTCGAGAAGCGACGCGGTAGGCTTGAGGTGGTCCAAGGCTTGATCACCGCGATCACGATGATCGACGAGGTCATCGCGCAGATCCGACTCGCTAAGGAACGTGCTGATGCTAAAGCCCGCTTGGTCAAGATGCAGTACACGGAAAGGCAGGCGGACGCCATCCTCGACATGCGACTTGCTCAATTGACGAAGCTGGATGACAAGCAGCTGCAACAGGAAGCCAAGGATGTGCAGAAGCGCATCAAGGAGATCATTTCTCTGACTTCCTCGGAGAAAAAGCGCGGAGAGTACATTGTTAGTGAGGTGGAGGAACTCGCGGAGCGACATGGGAACGCTCGTCGCAGCGAAGGCATAGATCCTCCCAAGGAGGTCGCTGTGGAGACAGTGAAGGTCGAGGGACGGAAAGTCCAACTCGCTCAGAGCGGTCCAAAGCCCCGCTACGTCATGGTCGACGAGGAGAAGGGTATTCTCACACAACTCAAGGCACCTCGCGGAGCCAACTTTGTGATCCCGGACGATCAAAAGATGGTTTTCGTCTGCAACAACGGCTACTTCTATAAGGTTAACGCTCGACATCGCGGTCCACTGTCAGATTCTCCGACGAAAGTTCTCCTGAGAGGTTCAACAACGAATCTACCTCAAGATCCAATTGTCGCGGTGTGGAAATCTGCAGAGGGCATCTTTGGAAATATTATTCCGTGGGATGAACTGCTACGAACGACCTCGAGGGGCAAGCGTTGGTTGCCTGAGGGCGCTGAACTACTCCACATCGGCACAGACTCATACGAGCTGAAGTTCGAATCCAAGCGGAAGAAGCCTAAGGTCTGTTCCGCTAAGACTCTCAAAGCTCGACCCGTGCACGGCAAGGGTAGCAAACTTGCCAAAGCGGAGGAAGTTGTGGTATAGTAGATTCCAGTCCGACAGATCCATCATGTCTAAGTCGTCTGGCCACACCATAACTCAAGACCGCGTAAGCGGAGAGTACAACATCGAGTGCTGGGAGGCCGTCACGGAGCTAATGAACTACCGCTACTCCGTGGCGACCTTCACCACTCTTCAAGAAGCTCAAGACTACCTCGCCTTTTTGGAGCGATGAAAAACTACCTCAAGGCCTTCCTCTTCGTAGGACTAGGCGTCTTCATCGGGCACTTTGCCCCCTGGCTTTTGACCACCATCATGGTCGTTGCGGCGGTCATCTTCATTAAGACCTTTCTCGACGGGATGAAGTGATGAACTGGCGTACCGAACTGGAGCAGATGCTCATTGACAACGAGGACGAGCTCGAGATGCTAGTCATCAAGTCGGAAAGAAGGCCTATGGCTCCCGTTGCGGTCCCCATCGACTATGGTGTCTTCGACCGCGAGTTTGACGGCGGCTACGGCGGCTCAGAAGGCTGCAGTTTCACAGCATGGGGAGGGAAATATGTCTACTTCCCGGCCGTGTACGACGGAGCTGAGTGGATCGAGTGCGTGCCGCGCAACCCCTGCCTCATCGCGACCACCCATATCGGAGGTCAGTGATGAGAGGGGAAGAGGGAGCCTTGGCCGCGGTCGAGCGCCCTTACAAGGAAAACAGCGACGGGCTAAGGAGATTAGCGATGATCGAGGCTGAGGAGCGCGACTGGAGGCACTACGTTACCCTCATCGGGATGGCGGTCGAGGACACGATCCCCGACGAGTGCGAGATCACGACCCTCGATGCGGTAAAACTACTCGTGAGGGAGAACAATGCCCTGAGGAAGGCCCTCGGGCTCCAGACCTACGCGGAGATCTCAGATGGGAAAACCCGCTGACAGAGACCCGTCCTACATGTACACCACGCACGGGACGACAAAACTTATCACCGACTATAACGCTCTCGACCACACCCGCCAGGGCATCGAGACCTACAAAGAAGCCCTGGAACGCCTCGCAGACCCGTCCTCGGTCCGTAACGCGGACGACTACGACGACTGGGAGTACGGAACCGAGCCCATCCCGCACAATCACACATGGACGAGAAGACGCAGTTCATAGAGGCTACTCTTGACTGGGCTGAGGAGCGCATGGAGTACCTCGTTAATCAGGGGATGATGGCCGAGGCACTCGACCTCGGTCGAGAGTTCCACGAGTGGATGCGCGCTCCTCTTGGGTTTGACCACGACCTCGACTACCTTCATGACAATTGAGAAAGTGGAATAGCGGACCGTGTATTAAGGCTACCGCTGTGTATTATAGATCCATGGAAAATACCAACCTCAACCCGTACATCCAGTATGCCGTCGACAAAGGCTTCACAGTCGCTGAGGCCGCCTCGACGAAAGCTACGAAAAAGACCTTCCCGTGTACCATTGGAGCTCGTGCCTTCAATACTCAGGAAGAGTATGACGAGGCTCTCGCCAACTTCCTCAACGGGTACTGAGTCGTGACTCGCACTCTCCCGAAGCTCGCGCAGCGGATCCTCGCTCTGCCCGGGGTCTCCTACCTGGAGAAGGAAGCGGATCAGTGGGTGTGTTACACGGACAAAGACCACTGGTTCCCAGACTTAGAATGTCAGACCTGCATCGACACCAATCTTAAGGTGATGTGGGACTACGTAAAGTCCGTAGAGCCTAAACCCTTTCAATAAGAATGGCCGAAGTTGACAACCTTATCTTGGGTCGAATCGAGCACCTCTGCGTGAGAGCTGCGGTGCTAAGCAAGGAGAGGAGGACTCGCGACGGTGAGCTCCTCCTACGAGAAGCTAAGACGCTCTCTCGCCACATGGACGATGATGGAGAACTCGTTTTGATGAGGTACCACCGCTACTTGAGCGACTCTTTTGGCGTCACCTTCGAGATTGATCATGGTGACCCAGAACTTATGTTTGGAGGAGTATGATGTGGGGCAAGACAAACAAACTCTTAACCAGATTCTTAGACGGATTCGAGGGACTTGCAGTTGCCTTCGAGTGGTGGTGCTTTCTCTTACGCCTCCCCCAATCGAGCGACTGTTGGTGCGAGTGCGCGCGTACAGATCTCTGGGAGGATCTAAACGCTGGTTGGATGGAGGAGTATATTTGGCCATACGACGACTGGTACAATGCGACCGTAAGCCCTGAACGTAAACTGAGGTTAGGAAGATGACTACGACGATCCAAGCGACCGGAGGTTACAATCCTGATGACGGCTACAGCATCGGTTTCGTTCTCGATCCGAAGTCCGAGCAGTTGATCTCGCTCTCGGGACTTTCCAAGGATGACGTGATATACCTTAGAGATCTCCTCGACTGCCTTCTTAACTGCAATGACTAAAGAACGTTCTTTCGAGATCCTTCACTTCTCCGTGAGGTACCCGAAGGGTGCGGGGCAGTATCCGTACTTCGTCCACAATCTCGTGTGGCGTGCGCTCGACCCAGAGTTCAAGTCCCTCTGTGAGGGCATGGCGGCAGAATGGACAGAGACGGAGGTCGTCTTTGACAAGGAGCTCGCCGACGAGTACATCAACGGGCTCGATTTCTCGTGCACTGAGATCGAGAACCAGTTTGGTTATGCCAAGTGCGAGATCGTCCAGAGGGACGGGCTGAGACGCGATGCCGTGTACCATAAGGGCTGGCAGAGGCAGTTCCCATTCGTGTACTACATCGAGAAGTTTGACTGCTTCAGGTCTTGGGGCTTCACCGAGTCCAACGCAATCACGCAGGCGTGCATTCACGAGCTCAATATGCTAAAGCTCGGAGAGCACATGTACAGGGGGCGGTTCGCGCCGTGGAGCCACTACCGCCGCGTGATTGACACGCTTGATTCATTCTGGGATTGAGACCATGATCACTCAATGGCACATCGACCAACTCCAAGATCGGATTGACGAACTCGAACGGGAGAACGTCGAGACGACTAACGCGCTCTACGAGCTGGAGAACCGACTTCAGGCTCAGATCGACGCGCTCATCAACCATACGATGGCTCCCGACGAGATCTTCCTCCCGAACGACGTCATGTGAGTTGCATCCTCACGGATGGTGTGGTATAGTAGATCTATGGAAAACAACCACCCCATGCAGACCACCTACACCTCCCCTCAGACCGGCACCCAGTACGACGTCGTTCCTAAGTCCATGTGGCGCATGGCCGGCGGGTTCATGGAGAACTGCCCCATGTACCGCGTGGACTACACGCAGTACGACATCATCCTCAACGGTCGCCTCGTGCAGTTCTGCTTCGAAGAGAAGGACATTGCCGACGCCGTCAACCGCTACGAAAACCCGGGTCCCGACCTCGGTTCCCGCTTCGACTAAAACTATGAAGATCGAAATCCTCCATCGCAACGGTCACTACTACTGGGTCCTCTACGACGGCCCGGACGGTATTGACCAGTACGAGGGAGCCGCTAGCTCTCTTGGCTGCGCCATGGAGCAGATCATCTCTAAGCGAGTGGAGAACGCTCGCTTCTACCGTCACGACTCTGAGGCTCAAGTATGTCTCTAATCTCTCGGCAAGATCACGACCTTGCAATCACAGCTCTCGGCATCGTAGTGGAGGGAGAGGATCCCGAGGATCCCGCCATCGTCCAGATGAAGCAGTTGCTGCAGTGGCTGAAGCTTCAGAGAGCGAGGAAGTTTACTGACGAGAAAGACGTGTTACAATAGTGATGTTCCCGCTCTGCGAAAGCATCGGGCTGAAGTCCAAGGCGGGTCGCTACTGTCTTGGCAACGGGTCCGGGATCATCATATCCGGGCCCACCCCGTAGGAAGTGCGATGCCTCTCCCCGGTACTGCTGGGTGATGCAAAAGCGGGCGGTAATGCACTCAGGAGGCCGCCCCTCCTACCATACACGCCGCAACAGGGGGAAGTAGCGGCACCCCAACGAGCCTCCACCTCTGTGCGTCCTTGAGGCGTCTCACGTGATCAATGGGGCCTTCTGCGAGGGTCTGGAAGACGTGGTTACGCGAGAGTTGATCACCTCGTGTTTCGCACCTGGGTTCGATCCCCCAGTCTTGCCTTCCCAGTCAACGATGCCTCTCCTTCGGGAAGCTTGGCGGTTGGTTGGGTTCAACACCCCTCAAGCCTACCCCGGGACGCCGGATGAAGCTCAAACAGAGGGGTCACTCGTGGGTAGTGCACCGAACGGTAACACGCTATGCACATAGCATAGAATTGCGAGGTTCGAGTCCTCGCCCCGCGAATTGCTCTTCGGAGCAACAATCTCGTTCGGACCGGAGTTCGACTCTCCGCATCTCCATGAATAGGTTTAGCGCGGTAGTTACTACTCTAGTGATAACTACTGCGCAGATCTTATTCACTCGGGGGTGAAAGGCTTTCGACGAGCGAGAGGGTTCTGGCATAAGCGCCAACAACATCGTAGCTTTCGAGCGCGTGGCCGTCGCCGCCTGAGCGACCCACCCGTGACGAATCCGAGGGAGGAGTTACCGCTTCTCCCTCTTTTGGTGTAAAATTGAAAAGTCTTTCTTTCGGGCCAAGGCTCGGACGTCTTTATGAGAGGCGCCCAACTCGTTGGGGAAGACTCGGGGATGATAAGTCCCTTAGACCAAACTTGTGCCCGGTAAGATGCCGCTTGAGACAGCGGGTGTGACACTCTTACATAACGGGATGCTGAGTTCAATTCTTTCCATGCTGAAATCTCTTACACCCGCAGTCGCCGCTCTAGCGGGAACTGCCGCAGCCTCCATCGCCATCCTACCCGCGTTTGGCATAACCATCCCCCTTACTCCTCCCTCTCCCGTGGAGGACGACAAGGTGGCTGTAAAGGAGGTTGCTCCAGAACCTGTGGAACCACGGCTCGTCTGTAAGAGCTGCAATCTAAACGAGAAGATCGCGCTCTCCACGCTCCAAGAACACGGCTTATCCGACCGGAACGCTCTGGCGACCGTCATGGGGAACATCCGCCAAGAATCCACTTTCGTACCCAACATCTGCGAAGGTGGTACCCGCACTGGATACTACGGATGCCACTCTGGGGGCTTTGGCCTCATCCAGTGGACATCTGCGAACCGCTATCACGGTCTGGGATCCTTCGCGAGCCGCTACGGCGGCGACCCGTCTACTCTCCACACTCAACTCCGTTACATGGTGAACGAACCGCAGTGGAAGAGGATCGAGCCCCACATGATGACACCGGGGAAGACAATCCCGCAGTACATGAGTTACGCTTACACTTGGATCGGTTGGGGCCATCACGGCTACCGCACTCACTACGCTTACGACTACACTCGCAGGTTTACACTCGAGGTGTAAAGCTAGTATAGATCTCGGAGGGACTGAAGAGTTCCTCCTACCCATGAGTAAGAAACGATCAAAACCAAATGAACCTTCCCATCGTAGATTTCATCTTCCGCGAGGGCGGCGAGTTCGAGACTCGCACCTCCAAGGAGATCTTTTCTGGTAAGCGCGTGGTGGTGTTCTCACTGCCCGGCGCCTTCACTCCCACCTGCACCGAGCAGCAACTCCCGGGCTTCGAGGCCGCCTACGACGAGATCCGCGCGCTCGATGTCGACGAAGTGTACTGCCTGTCGGTGAACGACGCTTTTGTGATGAACGCGTGGTTCGAGTCCCTCGGCATCCAGAAAGTCAAAGCTCTGCCCGACGGTAACGGTGCTTTCACTGCCGCGGCAGGCATGGCTGTGCAGAAGACCAACCTCGGTTTTGCGATCCGCAGCTGGCGCTACGCTATTGTCGTGAACAACGGCGAGCTGGAGTGGTCCGGTGTCGAAGAGGGCAAGCGTGATAACGCCTCTGACGATCCCTACGAGGCCTCCACTCCCGCTCGCGTGGTGCAGTATTTGCAAGCTAAGCGGGATGCTGACGCTCCCGTAGAGACCAAAGAAGCCGTCGCAGCGTGACGTAACGGAGGGCTTCGGCCCTCCTTCCCTTTGTGGTAAGATCTACCAACTGAACAGCCTCCATGCTCTCGACTCAGACTAGGCTTCGCCTCGAAGACATCGCGGCACGCATCGCAGGAGGGATTGAAGTCTCATTCAAAGAAATGACTTGGGCCCAGAAGTGGGCGGATCATCACAGCTCCGCCGCCCGCATCCTCAACCGAGCGAGAAGAGAAGCCATCCAGGGAAAGGCTGAGCCAGGTTCGCTTGACGAACTACTCAACAGCCTCGACCTCGGTGACCCAGACCCCTCTAATCATCTCGTCGGACCGCAAGACCCTGACGTGCTAGCTGAGTGGTTCTGTCGCCGTCCCAACGAAGGTAGGCCGGACTAATGAACGAAGCTGTGTGGAGCGTCAACATTTTCGTCGGCGTCGGCCTGCTGTTCGTCGCCGGAGTCATCGCTGTGATCATTATCGAGGCAAGCAACGAATGAACGGACTGAGTGTACCCGACTCCTGGGAGAATAAGAGGGAGATCAACATTGACGACGGTGGCGGAGAAAGCTTTGCTGGCGGCTATGACGCTAACACCCTGACTCTTTCTGGGTTTAAGGTGGTAGTCCCCAACACTGTGGGATGTTGGCGCATGAGCGGAAACTTCCACGTTCACGTTACCGAAAAACCTAGCTGGTTCCATCGCAAGATGACGAAGTTCCTGTTAGGGTGGATCTGGGTAGACTCTTAAGACTCATGTTCCTCAACGAATTGGACCGAGCTCAATACATGGAGACTTACCGCTACTTCTTTAACACGGAAAAGCAGAGGATCTGGGCGGGTGTGTACAAGTGCGCCTATTTCCGCTGGAGAGACTCGGGATATACTTCCGTGGGGGAGTTCGATACAATGGCAGCAGCTCTCGGGCTGGGAGACAGCTTCTGGGACTCCTTCCTTTAAGCAACTCATTCGCAATCAACTCGATCAAATGAACAATCAAAGTCAGGGCATCATCATCATCGGGCTCCTCGGAGCGATCGTCATTGGCGGTCTCGCTTTCGGCCTGCCGCAATACGGAGTGTACACGAAGACGCTTAACGGTAAGGCGCAGTTGCAAGAAGCCGAGTTCACTCGCCAAGTCGCAGTCTTGGAGGCTAAGGCTAAGCTCGACTCGGCAAAGGAACTCGCGCAAGCTGAGGTCGAGCGCGCGAAGGGCGTAGCTCAGGCCAACCAGATCATCGGTGACAGCCTCAAGGGTAACCGGGAGTACTTGCAGTATCTCTATATCACCGGCCTGGAGGAAGGTAGCCAGAAAGGCAACGTGACGATCTATGTGCCCACCGAGGGCGGTATGCCCGTTCCTACACTGCAGATGAATAAGTGATCGAGATCCAAGTTCCTCCTGGCTTCACTCAGGATGAGTTCGAGAAGCTGCTCGAGGAGTACATTGCTCAGAGCATGTTCGAGGCCATTGTCGGTTACCTCAAGAGCGTGGCCGACACAATGGACGAGAACGGACTCGAGTATATGACCTCCACCGACCTGCGCAGGATCGCGTTGGAGATGACCACTGAAGGCTACCAACCTCAATGACAGGATACAAGTACGAGGTCTGGGAGGACCACACGGTCCCTCACCGAGTGTTCTTCTGCGCGAGAGTAACGGATCCTTTCGACGAGCTCATCGGAGAGGTAAAAACTTTGTCGGAAAACACCACACTGAGGTTAGCCAATGAGCTTAAGAAGGGAGACCGCGGACGGTACTCTGCAGATCTCGGACTCTGCGCCTGACTACGACCGCATGGAGGAACTCTTCCGTGTGATGAGCAGTGTGGGACTCGCGAGGATGTCTACGCGCGAGCTCGAAGAATGGTCCCACCTTATGGCTAAGAGCCTTGCGGGAAAGGGAGACGGGGACGGACCAACTCGGTAAGTGTAACACTGGAGCTCGCTCACGCGGGCTCTTTTAGTGTATAATGGAAATATGAAAAAGCTAAAACAACAAGGCATCTTACTTCGCGATCAGCCTCTCGACGAGGACGCGGTCGTAGTCATCGGCGACATACACGGCTGCGCTCACGGTCTTAGGCAGCTTCTCTCGGAGGTGATCAACACGGGCTGCACGCTCGTGTTCGTGGGGGATCTCATAGACCGCGGTGAAGAGGGTGGAGCTGTCCTATCACTCGTGCACGACCTTCACACAGACCCGGAGAAGTGGGGACTGTCTGCTGTGCACGTCCTCCGCGGTAACCACGAGCAGATGCTCCTAGATGCTAAGAGACAGGTCGACCGCGGTATCCCAACGATCGGTGGTGACTACCGCCTCTGGAGGATGAACGGCGGGCAGCTGGAGGACTTTGAGCACGCGGAGAACTATGGCCTGTGGGGGTGGCTCGAGTCTCTTCCGCTATACTATGAGCACTCATCTCCTGTGTCATGGGAGGGAGAGATGCTCACTCTCTTAGTCACTCACGCGTCAGTCACACCTGGCCTAGCCCTCAATGAGCAAGATCCCGAGGTCCTCTACTGGGACCGTCACATCAACGGCTACAGCACGAAGCATCTTACCGTACACGGTCACACGATCCAAAAGAACGGTAAGCCGATGATCTACGACACTCCCACGGGTAAGGTCGTACGTCTCGACACTGGGTCGTACTACACGGGTGTTATCACGGGTGTTGCCTTTTATCCCAGTTGACTTAAAGTTTGTCAACTTAAAAGTCTAATAGCTAGGACACTGCAACGTGATGTCCTCTCCCGGCTCCTCTCCTCACAGTCCTCTCTCTGCTATGAACAAGAAAGTCCAGCGCCTCATCTGCAACGGAGTCCGTAACGGAGAAGAGATCCGCTTTGACGATGCTCTCGAAGCCTCTCGCTATGCCGAATCTCTCGAGCAGGGCAGCTGGGCGCGAGTCTATGCAGATGTTGATCGCGAAGCCGAACACGCACACTACATGAAGCAAGCTAAGCTCATTTGTAGTAAAATTAACGTAGATCCTACCAAGTGAGGAGTCATGGAGTCCCAACAGATCATTTATCCCGTCCCGCGGCTTCTAGCTAACCCAAAGGTGTTCATGGCCATTGCGGCCGAGTTCGAGGGTCCAGACTGGGAGACGATCGCTAACGCCTTCTACGATCTCATCGAGCACGACATCCTTAACGAGGAAAATCAGGAAGAGGTAGCGTTCAACTCGCCCGAAGTCTGTTTCCGACGAAAGCCGGAGGAATATGATACCATTCAGATCATTCTCCCAGACGGTAATGCGTTGGAGTTGCGCCCAACCGAAGGCGAAGAGCGCTACTCCTCGATCAAGACCGAAGAGGAGTTCGCAATCACGTCAACAATCTATGGGCGTCTTGTAAGAGCAATCGAGGAAGCGGCTCCTCAGCTTAAGGACGACATCGCTCTGTGCGAGCCTCCTACTCCCGCTAACGCCTTCCTGAGAGATTTGTCCAAAGACTGCTTTTCCGGACAGTTCCACCGTCTCTCCGACCCAGAGGAGGTGTACGACTTCAACGTGGAGATCGTGGATCTCGCTACTGACATTCTCAAAGCTTCGGTTAAGCGAGCCCCATGAAAGAAGACTTAGACAAACGCTACCACCACTTTTTAGGGCTAGCGAGAGAGAAAGGAAGAGCACGAGAATACGAAATCTCGTTCTTGACTTACCAGAAGCAGGGAACTTGTCGCAGAGAAGCGATTGAGTTGGCCGCTTGGCTCCTCAATTTACCGGGGACTCCTCTGTAATACCATTGATCTGTAGAAACTACTTTAATGAATCACTGGGTCGACACAAAGACAACACGCCTCCTAAAGCAAAAAGACTCTCTCAATAGAGAGGTTAAGAAGCTCGAGGACAAGTTCATTGGTCGAGTGAACAGCCTAGAGGAGGCGTTTAAGCAAGCTTTGGAGAAGCTGACCGAAGACTTCTCCGCTGAGACTTTTAAGATCTCGACGCTTTGCACAGAGATTGAGGAGAACACCCTTGAGATCCAGCGCGGAGTTGAGGCCTACAAAGCCCACGTGAGCCGTCTCTCCAACGCGGAGGCTAGGCGACTGCGAAAGCAGATCAAGGACCTCGAGACTCAGCTTGAGGCAGCGGGTCAGAAGGTTGATAAAGTCACTGTGAACAGAGTCGAGGTCAACAAGGCCAAGACTCTCGCGATCTTTGACGCTGTCCTCTTCAACATCTCCAACTGGTCAAAGTCAGGGGACACAGCTCCCGACTTTGAACTCGCATCTCAAGCTATCTTATTCCCGACTGTGTACGAGAGAGTGATGAATGGCGAAGAGTCCTACCTCTTAGACGCTGTTCCAGTGTCCGCTCTCGAGGTCGTGAGGAGAGGGAGAGAATGGGTGAGGTACTTTCGTGAGGTATGTCCGCTCTCCCTAGTTGATCCCACCACTTGGAAAGACAACATAGAGAGTGTGAGGTCTTGGTGGGTGAACGATGCTCTCGCTCTCATCTACGAGGCGAGAGACCCAGCGTGGGAGGAGGATGTTCCTTTCGCTCTCACAGAGATGATCGCTTGGCGAGACTATCCCGCTAACCGTGCTCTCTCATTCCCTCTTATCTATGATGGGATGAGCGGTGTTGAGAGGCACCGAGACCATATCAGGGAAGAGACTGGCCTTCCCAATTTCAACAAGACCGCAATCCAAACTCGCCTGGAGGTACCCATCTAATGAATGACATCAAAGGACTCGAACAGTGGAACCAAGAGACTCGTGAGTTCAACCGATCTTACGGCCAGCTTAAGATGAAAGCCGGAGTGGGAATCATCGACGCTTTGGAGAACTGGTACTCCCAGTGGCAAGAGGGAAAGTCCCGTCGGTCACGAGACGAGTATATGAAGTGGCGAGTGCGGCTCCACCGCAAGTGGAACTCTCACCCTGAGTTCCTCGAGCAGCTTAACGAATACTTCGAGATTGGTCTTTATGACGAAGAGATCGGTAAAACTTTTTGGGATATCCCGCCCGAAAAGGCTGTGAACATGTCCAACGGATACAACTGGAGGAGAGACTCAGGTTACGCCTTGCGAGGTGGTAGTTTACGAGTTAAAGATGCAGACGATCTGGTTCAGCAAGAAACTTGAGCTTTACCGCTGGGTTCTCTACCTAGACGGCGCCCAAGAACACTACAGCGGAAATGCTGCCTCTATGGAGCAAGTGATAAAGGACATCGAAATCTGTAAAGCTTATCACGAGACTTCACACCATGACTCCCTACGACCCGATCATTGACCGCATTCACCAGCTTGTTGACGAAGCCTGGATACTCGGAGAGCAGGGATATGAGCAAGATGCCGCTGAGCTCTTCATAGAAGCTGAGGAACTCGCTGAGGCGGTTCGAGATAAGAAAGAGGAAGTTTACCAGCCTGCCTGACTCCCATAATGGAATCGACAATTTATCGGATGACTGCATCGTCTATGAAGAACGAACACGGCTATCCCGTCCTCAGCGATTTTCTTCATAAGAAGCTTTTCGGCAACCTGAGCCGCCCGACGGTTAAGAGCAGCACGCTCGAACGGTCGCGGCGGCTTTTAAGTAGGTTCGATGTCCCAGTTCCTGTGGACTATCCCGAGAACCTCTACGACGGTGATTTTCCGTTCCCAGATCTTGTGGGAAACGACATCAAAGATCACTTCGAACACATGGCCGGAGAGTTTCTTGACGAGTATCTTACCAAAGCAGAAGAATTCTCCAAAGCAAAGCTTCCTAAGTGCCCCGGGTACGACGACTTCATCTTCCAGCCCGGATGGACCCGATACGAGTGGGACGGGAAGAAGTTTATCACAGAGCAGGTTCCGCATCCTCTCGAGAAAGCGTTCACGTATGATACTGAGACCTTCGTGGTCGGAGGCGCTTTCCCAGTGATTGGTACTTGCTTCTCTGCTAAGGCCTCTTATGTATGGCTCGCAGCGGAGATGTGCGACCCAACTCTACCGCAAGAGGAATGGACCCAGTATGACCTCATACCTATTGGCAAAGGAAGTTTTGTTGTCGGTCATAACATTTCCTATGATCGCGTTCGCGCTCGTGACGGCTACACGCTTACTGAAAGCGAGCCGGAGAACTTCTACTTTGACACGCTCTCAGCTCACGTCGCGGTCTCCGGCCTCGCGTCGGGCCAGAGGTGGCTCTATGTCCTCGCGGGCAAGGATCCCGAGGAACTCAGCGAGGAAGAGAAGAAGAAACTTCAGTTCCGTCCTAGATGGGCTAGCGAAGGTTCCACGAATGCCCTGGTGAATGTCTACAACTTCCACGTCGCGGCCGTGAGGGAATACTTCGGCGAGGAAGTCCATCGCATGGAGGATGCCGACAAGGAGATCCGAAACGTCTTCGTGAAAGCCACGGAGATGCACCAACTCGCAAATCGTCGGGACCTGCTCGAGTACGCGATGAAGGACGCCTTCTACACGACTGAGCTCTTCCAAGCCCTTTGGCCAAAGTACCTTAACGCGACTCCCTCAAAGGTGGGGATTGCCGGTCACTACTTCCTCAACGGATCGCGCATCCCGATCTCCACGCAGTGGTCGGATTGGATCTCTCACACTGAAGAAGTGTTTCACGCTCACGCTCAGGAGATGACGGACATCTGTCGCTCTCTCATTCAAAAGTACGTAGCGGAGTGGAACACAGAACTGGATAAGGACATTGTCACCGCCCAGAAGCTCTTCGAGGAAGATCCTGAGACTTGCATAGCTCTTGCCAGTCTTGGCCACAAGAAGACGGTCAAGTTCACGGACGTTCTCCGTGGGTTTGATAAGCAAGAGCACGTGTGGAGGCACAATGCGGACGAGTGGGCTAAGAAAGATCCTTGGTTGTCCCAATTAGTTTGGACACCTCGGTCTTACACAGGCAAGTACGCTTTCAAACCAAAGTGGGCTTCCGAGTACCTGACGGACTCTGACAAGAAGGTCACGACGAAAGCCACGGTCTCTCACTTCCTGCTGAAGCTCAAGTGGGAGGGGTCTCCGATCGAGAACATCAAGGGAGACGGTTGGTGCTACCGCGACGTTGAAGGTAAGCTGCAGAAGATCCCTCATCCTAAGGGTACCGGTGAGAACGTCGGTGTGCTGTTGTCCAAAGACTTTCTCGTGGACATGGAGAACGGTCGGCTCAGCAGCGATATTCCCGAGGCTAAGCGCGCTCTCGACATTGCTAACGCCACGTCTTACTGGACTTCGGTTCGTAAGCGTGTCATGGACCGCATCTTCCTAGAGGTCGAGAACCCTCACGGTGGTGCTTGGAACATGATAATGCCCGAGATCATCGCTCACGGGACTGTGACTCGCCGGACTGTGGAATCCCTCATGGTCACCATGTGCTCCACGAAGAACTGGAGAATCGGCACTGAGCTCAAGACTCGGGTCCAGTGTCCTCCGGGCTGGAAGATCGTAGGCGCTGACTTTGACGGTCAGGAGCTGCAGATCGCAAGCATCTATGCAGACTCCTGGGAGGGAGGATTCGTGGGTGCATCTCCGATGGCGCATACCGTCCTCGCTGGGTCCAAAGAGAAGGGTACCGACGCGCACACTAAGCTCGCGAGTGCAATCGGCATTGACCGAGACACGGCTAAGGGTGTAGGTTTCGCTATGCTGTACGGCGCGGGCGTGAGAACCATAGCTAACACCATCCAGAAGAAGTACAAGGATCGCGGATCCGAGGAGCTCCGTCGGTACGGCACCAAAGCTTTGGCTTTCAAGAAAGGTCGTAAGAGCCCAGACGGGTACTACGAAGGAGGCAGCGACAGCGGCTGCTATAACTTCATGGAGGGCATCGCGCTAAGGGCCAAGGTTCCCACTCTGCCTTGCCTCGGGACGAAGATCTCGACCGCTCTGCGTCCCTCTGCGGTGGGAGATGACTTTCACACAGGTCGCATTAACTGGACAATCCAGTCGTCGGGTGCGGAGATGCTCGCTGTGATTCTCACCGCGACTCACTGGTTGGCTCGCAAGTACAAGATCCCAGCGCAGTTCATCCTGTCCATTCACGATGAGATGTGGTTCATGGTCCCTGAGAAGTATGCGGAGGTCTTCTCCGTAACTTTCCAGATGGCCCACCTTTACTCGTGGGCAAGGTTCCAAGCGGGTGTGGGGATCAACGACGTACCGCTCTCTCGAGCTTTCTTCTCCTCGGTCGCTATTGACGACCGGCTCCGTAAGTCTCCCAGTGAGTGCACTGTGACTCCATCCAACCCAGACGGGTCGGAAGAGCCCAACGGGTCAGAGTACTCTATGCTGCAGATGGCGGAGAACGGGTGGGTCAAGAAGCTCAAGACCCGCATAGACCTGATCGAGAAGGGACTGCTTTGACAAAGATAGAAAGGGCCCTGACGGCTCTCTATTCGGGACACTGCAACCTTATCACAGCCTGTGAGATCTCCGAAGTTGATCAGGATACAATGAAGAGGCTTCTCCTAGATAAAGTCCGCTGTTCCCCATCCCATCCCGTCCAACTCTCCCTTCCCCTCTCATGAGCAAAAAGAAAGCCCGCTTCTACACTCTGGAACCACTCCCAGGAAATAAGCAGAGCCTTGCTAGGATGCACTTTTTTGACAGCAAAGAAAGGAGAATGATGTCCTCAGTGGAAGTAATCCTCAACTTAGACTACCTTGACGACAGCCTCATCCTAGGCTACATCATCTCCCGCTAGCTGAGAATACTATCATCTCCTCCCCACTACAATCCGTCTGTACAGAACCAACCATGCTCATCATCGTATCAGGCCCAGACCGAGTTGGCAAGTCAACTCTGATTGACGTCATGACTCAGGAACTTGCCGGCGACTGCTATATCGCTCACCACGGCCCTCCGCCCAAGGACCAAGAGAACATCTTCGACTTCTACCGAGAGGACATCGCGACTTGGAAGAACTCCAAGAAGACCTACGCGATCTTTGACCGAGCTTATCCTTGCAGCTACATCCTCGAGCAGCATCGTCGCCGCAATGCCGGTCACTTCGAGGATGTCATCGATTTCGAGATCGAGCTTGCGGATGCTACAGACGGGTCGGTGGTCCACGTTGGGCTGTTCCGTCCTTGGCACTGGTCCGCTCCGCTCCACATCGAGGAAGTAAGAGCGGAGAATCCCGAAGCCGCGCCGTGGCTCATCCGTGATGAGTACATCGCCCGTATGCAAGAGCACCAAGTGTACACGGAGCAGATTCTCAACTTCTACGAGAACATCACTATGTTCCCGAACGTTCAGATTATGAACGAGAACGTCACCGCTCGCGCAGTCCTTTCTCGCTGTGCCGAAGCTCTGAGAAAGTCCTAAGATGATTCCTCCGCGCCAAGACCCCGAAGCCCTCCTCATCTACGCGAGAGACTGGGTCGATGATGCGAACGATCGCTACGACATGGGCCACAGAGCGATGGCTCAGGAGAGTCTTCGCACTGCGGCTGCTATGTACGTAAAGCTTCCTCCCGGCATCAAGGACGAGGAGTTCGAGAAATACTACCACGAAACATCCGCCAAAATCTACTCATGAACGCCGGACACTCTCTTTCATTCAACGGAAAGTCCATCATCTCTGGGAATTGGGATCGCATCTACGCCAACTATCTCCGTGCTCTGATGGAGGCGGGAGATACTTTTGAAGGTCGTAACGGCGAGACTCGAGCAGCTTTTGGTTGTTCCGTGAGAGTGGATCTCCGTGAGGGATTCCCTCTGACTCGCCTCCGCAAACTGCCCTGGAAGAACACCTGTAGGGAATTCCTCTTCGACATTGGGTTCAATACCAACGTCGATGCGCTGGGCCCCGCCAAGCACTTCTGGGACTTCCTAGCCGACAAGGACGGTGAGCTTGGCGCCTCCGCTTACTGTCGTCAGTGGCGTCAGTGGCCACCGTCCGCCTCTGGGATGGAGATGCCCAACGAGGTCTTGGAGACCGATCGGTCTGTTGACCAGCTGCAGGACGCCATCATCACCCTGACTCACTTCCCGAACACTCGGCAAGCGACCGTCATCACTCACAATCCGACCGTTATCGATCCGGCTTGCCCGCCGTGTCACATCGGTATGCAGTTCATGCCCGCGAAGGATGGTTGGCTAGACCTGATGGTTCCCGCTCGGTCAAACGACATGGTTGTCGGTTTCCCTCTTGACATCGCTCGCTACGCGATCATGCTCAAAGTTGTTGCGGCTTGCACGGACAAGACCGCTCGGTTTGTCTATATGCCAAGCGCAAATTCTCATATTTATGAGAACTGCTACCATCTCGTTGAGCAGATGCTCAAACTCCCGTGGAAGGATGAGTGCCAAGCGAGACTCTCTGATGAATGGCTCCAACGCCGCACTCTTAAGGATCTAACCTTGGACGACTTCATCCTAACCGACTATGATCCCCACCCAGCGATCAAGGTCAACGTCAACTGAGCTGGGGTAAAAAGTTACTACAGGTTACAACATAAACCATGGAAGAAGAGAAGAAGTCAGGCGTGCGTGTCATGCGCAAGTCCGCTGAAGAACTCGCGGAAGGTGCTAACCGTCCTCAATCCTCTCTCGACTCCGCCGAAGAAACATACTTCGCGACTCTGTCATCTGGAAAGGAGGTCGTCCTCCGCGAGATGATGGCCAGCGATCTTCTCTACCTCGAGAAGACACTCGGCGGCATCGGAGACATGGAACGTTCTCTGAAGCTCGCAGCCCGACTGTCCGTTGGGAGTGGTAAGATTACATTCGATGAGCTTCAGAAGCTCAAGATGAAAGACCTGAAGAAGGTCACGGAACTACTTGCTAAAGCGGGTGGGACCGATGAAGAGGACGAAGAGGACCCAAACTTCTAAAGGCGGTCTCTAACGAGGACTTCACTTACAAGGTGACTCTAGCGGGTCGCCTCGTTTTGCAGTTCAGGGAACTCAAGCCTAAAGACTTCTACTTCTTCAGCCTCATAAACAACGACTATCCCGACATCACTCAGCCTCACCTCTCTCTTCTTCTCATAATGAGACTAGGAGGACTGACTGAGGATGATCTTTCCGTGATTCCCGCTTCGTACGTGAAGCCTCTCTCCGACTGGATGGGACCCGAGCTTCTCAACGATCGTGTGATGCACGTAGACAAGTGGTTGGAGCTCGCCTTTCACTTGTGTAAGCAGAGATGGGACTCGTCGGTCGAGTGGTTGGAAGATCAGCCTGTGTCCAAAGTTCTTCTCATGGCGAGGATCCAATCGGAGTTCGTCGAGAAGCAGAACGAGGAGACTAAGCGGGCGGCACGGAGGAAGAAGTGATCAGCTTTAAGCTGAGTGTCCCGACTCTCAACGAGAACTGGTGGGAATCTTCTCGTAACGAGATCGCGAGGATACTTCAAGAAGACAACCGAGCGGCATGGGGAGAGGAAAAAGACCCACAGGAAGGTAAGAAGTGGGCTCCTCTCTCCGCTAAGTACCGAGATTGGAAAAGCCAGGCCTATCCAGGTCAGCCTATCTTACGCCTTACCGGGCGTATGCAAGATCGCACTCGTATCCGCCCAGAGGCTGCTCGAGGCATCTTCTCGGCTCGTATGGGAGCGGACTACGGTATCTATCACATGACTGGGACATCCAAGATGCCAGCACGTCCTTGGCTCGGGATCCCCGTGATGTCAATGCCGAGAGTTGAGGCGGCTGTCGCCAAAGCCATCCTAAGAGGTCGTAATCGGAGGTTCTAATGCCAGGACAGACAAGAACTTGGAGTCAGGGTGACTCCTGGAATAAGCTAGCTTACGCTTACACGGGTGATTCTCGGAACTTCCGAGAGATCCTAGAATACAACGAAAGCTTCGACATCCGCAACAAACCAGCCATCGGAGTGCCTGTGTTCGTCACAGGACCCAACGGCGAAACGGGTAAAAACACTTCGAGCACTGCGGCTGGATCTCCGGGAACTCTTAATCAACTAGACACGGCGATCAACTTTTCGCCTGACACCGCAAACCCAGAAAAAGTGGACATCGCAAGTGCCATCTTCCCTTGGGATACTCTAAACAACTTCACAGAGAGGTTGTCAGAGTACACGGCTTTTGCCACTCTCAAGCGGGACAGAATCAACGGGTACGGTTTGGACTCGCCTCAGGCATCCTCCGATACTCAAAGTGGTTGAGAGACCCCTACGTGGGACCACGGTGGGACTGTCCGAAGCCCTCAGCTCTCTCAACATCAAAGAAGGAGTTAAACTCTAATGGCAACAATTTCCCTTGGGGGCGCCCGTGGCGGTGCTCCGGGTACTTTTATCTACGAATCGGCTGTAGCTTCTCGTGCTTCGGTTGCTAGCTTCAGCACCGTCTACATGATGGTTGAGGCTCCTCAGACCGCATCTGTGGCAACCTTCCCGTACAACCGCCCGATCTTCGTGTCGAGCCTGAACGAGTACGAGAACCTGATCGGCGAACTGCCGACCAGTGGCGCTGAGCTCGATTCGTACTACGCTGTGAAGGCCTTCTTCCAGCAGTGCGGCGTGGGCGACCTTCGCGTGACTCGCGTGGGCATCCCCTCCATCATCGTCGGTGTTTCCTTCGATCCTAGCGCTAACATCGACAACGGTGTTGCCGCTCCTAAGAAGGTCTCCAAAGGCGACGAGTTCTACATCAAGCTCGAGATCAACGGCATCCAACTGGGTGACGTGAACTCCGCTGGTGCTTGGCTTGGCGTGAAGGTGACCGCACCTGTAGATTACGTTGCTGGAAATGATTCCAACAACCTGCTGATCTCCAAGGCGATGCGCGACGCCGTCGTGGACGCCATCGACGCTAACCGCGACATCTCCGCCGGTGCTTACCTCCGTAAGACCGCGGAAAGCGGAGACCAAGCGGCTTTCCACATCACTGGCAGAGTGTTCAACTCCGTCGTAGAAGTGGTGAACTCCAACGCCATCACCGGTGCTCAGTACATCCTCGCCGCTGCCGGCTACGGCATCAGCAACGTGGAGGAGAGCGAAGAGACGATCGCTGACTACGTGCAGACCGCTCGTACCGCGTTTGACGGTACCAACCTGCCTCAGGGCTACATGATCGCTCCTCCGGCTTTCCGTAAGTTCGGTAAGTCCGACCGGGTGAACCTGGGTCAGACGATGGAGGAAGTCTGCTCTGACGCTGACCACAAGTGGATGGCTCTGGTGGACTGCGGTCCGTACTTCGTGACCAACATCCAGACCTACAAGAACTTCGAGGATCACAATCCCTCCAACGGTTTCGAGACCGGCGGTCTCTACCTCGTGGACAACGTGATCTACGAGTGGACTGACACCAGCCCACTCAACTTCACCCAGGCCAACTACGATCCCGCTAGCGGAATCCTCAGCGCCAACTCCGCCATCGCCGACGGTATCCGTTACGCGATGAAGGATGACCAGAAGGTCCGCGCTGACGTTGCCGTAACTCCCGCGACCGACGTTATCACTCTCGCCGAAGAGTGGGACGTGGATGCTCTGCCTTCAGGTACTCTGGTGTCCGTCGCAATCTTCGAGAACACGCCTCTGCCTACCGCTCCGCTGTACTCTGACACTCCCACTGGTGTCACCAGCCAGCCTCTGGAAGGTTCGTTCTACGTCATCGCCAGCGACATCGACAACACGCTGTCGAGCACACAGATCAAGCTCGCCACATCTAAGGCCCGCGCTTCCGCTGACCAGCCGATCGATCTGACGACCGGTGGTACTCCCCATGGTGGCGGCATGCTCGTGTTCACCTACGCTGATCCCGCATGGGAATTCACCGTAGAGATCAAGGGCAAGACCTCCAGCTTGGTCGAAGCCAACGGCGGTGCTGACGATGTGTCGTTCAACACTCTACACCTGCCTGGTACTCTCCAGAAGCCCACTGCTCAGCACGACTTCAAGGGTCTCGTTCGTCAGGTGACCGATCCCTCCTCCGCTGTCTTCAGCGGCGGTCTGACGCTGTTCTACTTCAACGCCGCTGATGTAGACACCGTCACTGACGAGATCACCGTGGTCGCTCACGGTTACTCGACCGGCGATGCAATCAACTACTACCTGCTGCCCTCCGACGGTTCTGCTTCCCCCACGGGTCTCAGCACTGGCACAGAGTACTTTGTGATCAAGGTGGATGACAACACCATCCGGCTCGCCACTTCGCTCGCCAACGCAGTCGCCGGCACTCAGATCACTCTGACTACCGCGGGTACCGATTCCACCACGGTTCTGAACCCTGCCGGAGCCGCTACTCAATCCGTGATCATGAGCGGCCGTGACGCCCTCATCTTCTCGGCTAACCACCCTGTGAAGACTGCTGACAAGCTGTACTTCGACGGAGATATCGCCACCGCCACGGAGACCATCTTCGAAGGCACCACGGCTACGTCCTCCGACGTGTACTTCGCTGAGCAGATCGACCGGAACCTATTCCGTCTCGCTCGCTCCGCTTCTGATCTTGCTTCCGAGGCCTTCGCGGACTACCCGACCTCCGCTATCACGACCTCCACTCCCGTCCGCTTCTACAAGAAGATGGCCGTGGGTCTGGATGGTGGTGAGTTCAGCGATGCCGGAGTCCTGCGTTACATCCGCGGTCGCAAGTACCAACTCGACGTGACTCTCGCCGTGGCCGGTGTTCGCGACGAGGCCAATGTGGCAATTCAGACCGGCGTGAACGACCCCTACGGCGTTGCTTACGCCGCTGATATCAGCACCGACGTTCGCTTCTCTTACAGCCGCACTCCCGAGGGTGTGCCGGTGTACGAGGTAGCTGCGGCCAACGTGACCTTCGCCGCTGACGAAGTTACCATCACATCCCACGGTTACCTGACCGGAGACCAAGTGACGGTGAACACCGCTACGGGGGCTACTCTCGCCAGTGGCCTGACCGACGACGCGACCTACTTTGTGATCAAGGTCGATGCGAACACCATCTCTTTCGCTGAGTCCGCCGCTGATGCTGTGGCCGGTACCGCCGTCACCATCACCAATGCCGGTGTGGATAATGCCGGTGGTGTGGAATTCCTGGTGACCTCGACCTCCAACCCCTACACCTTCCAGTACACAGAAGACGATCTTGCCGTCCCCCTGAACCCCGCTCAGGACTTCGCCGGCGAGAACAACTTCGTCTGCGTGCCCCTAAGCACAGGTGAGCAGGCCAACACGTCGTTCGATGACATCTTCATCCACTACGTGCTGCAGACTGGTCAGAGTTACGACACCCTCTACGGTGCCTACGTGACCGCTGAGCTGCTCGAGCCCGAGGCTGACGTTCCCAACAACCTGTGGAACTTCCTCGCCGTTACCGCTGGTGATCTCGTTAGCGAGGCGCTCCGCGGAGTCAACAACGGCGGCGTTCCCCAGATGGCCGTCATCGAGAAGGGCATGGACAGCCACAACCGTCTGTTTGAGGAGGCTCTGTCCTACTCGACCACGCAAGGCTTCCTCGCCTACTACGCTCCCTACGTCAAGAACGACGTGGGTGTGTTCATCCAACCCACTTCCTACGTCACAGGACTCGCACTTCGCCGCTACCGCGACGAGGCTTCCGGTTTCCGACTGCCTCCCGCAGGAGCGAAGTACAGCCTGGCCGGTGCTCGCGGCGTGGAGATCCAGATCTCTACCGCGCAGCAGGAAGTCAGCAACCCACAGGGTCTCAACGCTCTGCGTCAGCTGCCTGGCTACAGCACCGTGGATGCCGACACCGGGGAGGTGTTCGGTCCTGTGTTCGTCTGGGGTTCCCGCACTCGCGTGAACCGCGGAAATGCGACGCAGGCTCTCTACTCCTTTGTCAACACCCGTGTGGTTCTGAACGTCATTTACGGAAGCATGCTTTCCGCCTTCGACGGTCAAATCTTCAACATCATCGACGGACGGGCCGTTACGTTCAACCAGATCCGCGCGATCGCTCACAACACTCTGTACGAAAACTTCTACATTCCAGGTGCTCTGTTCGGTTCCACTCCCGCGGAGGCCTTCGAGGTGGTCTGCGACGAGCGGAACAACCCCGGCGGCAACCTGGAGAACGGCTTCGTCAACGTAAAGTTGTTTGTGGTTCCCGCACCCACACTGGAGCGTATCGAAGTGGATCTTGTCCGCGTCGGTATTGGCGGCATTCCCGACACTCTTTCTCAGCAAGGCCTGAACTGATAAACACAAGGAGAGACTACAGTGGCAAAGAAACGCCTGACGTTCGACGTCGAAGAGTCTCTCCATTCCGAACTAAAGGCGAGAGCGGCGGAGCACAAGGTCTCACTCGGGACTCTGTGCTCTTCCCTTCTTGTCGTCGGGATGGAGAACGACGTTGAGGTTAAAAAGAAAGGTCCGATAGACCCTTCAATGTATTCCAACATCGCACTCGACGAGTTGCGAAAGGAGGCGCTCAGTCTCGGCAAAGAGCAGCCCAAAGGATGGGATACTTACGTAAGAAAGATCAATGCCGAGATCGTCAGACGATATAGGATCTCATGACAAACATCCGCGGTCTCACATACCCTCTGCAAGTCTCTGGTGGTGGCTTGAGCTTGTCCACTGATGCCCAGTTGGTGGAAGAGAGGATCATCTCTGTGCTGGAGACACGGCCTTTCGAGAGGATCATGAGAGCGGACTACGGCCTTCCTGACGATACTTTTGAGACCATGCAGCCCGCTGCGATCGACGCGAAGATCTCCAATGCGATCGCGGAGCAAGTAGGAGCCGTGCAAGACTTATCTGTAAGTGGAAACTGGACTAACGGAGAGACGGGTATTTACTCTGTGACGATCACTTACAGTGTCTCGGGAGATCTTCAACCTCCTCTGTCTCTTTCACTGGTGATCTGAATTGGCAAAGCGCTTTGAAATCCCAGCTATCCCCAAAGGGGAGGTAGCCCAGTATTCAGCCAACCCCTACAATAGGCAGACGGTTTACGGATACTTCCCAGGTGTTATGCACACCGGGACTGGCGACGTCATCGTCCGTCCCAACGATGAGCTTCTCCTTCAGAAGGGCGGTATCGCTGCTCTCATCATCTATCAGAGACTGCTCTTTGACTCTAACGTCCAAGCAGCCTGGGAGAAGGTGGTCCAAGAGATCACAGCGAGAGACCTCATTGTAGAACCGGCCTCGGATTCTCCCGGGGACCAAGCCGTGAAAGAGTTTGTCGAGGGTCAGATCTACGATCTCCCGATGGACGAGATCTTCAAGGCGATGCTCGAGGCTTACGTTGTCGGGTTCTCCGTCGGCGAGATCATGTGGCGTCGCACGAAGAGCGGAGTGAAGGCCTACGACGTGCGACCCAGGGACGTGCGCCGCTTCCTCTTTCAAGAAAACAAGGATGCTGACATGGGCTTCACAATGAAGCTCGTAACTCGCGCCAACACTTTCGAGGGGGAAGATCTCCCCGCTCGCAAGTTCATGGTGTTTCGTTACTGGGCTCAGGCCAACGGAGATCCGTACGGCTGCGGTCTGGGCCGGATCCTCTATCCTATCGTCAAGTTCAAGCGGCGAGCTCTCGAGTCTCAACTTCTTTACAGCGACCGCTTCGCGAACCCGACAGCTGTAGCTACCGCTCCTCTGTCCGCTACGACTTCTGAAATTGACACTCTCTACGATCACCTCACCAACCTCTCCCAAGAGACCGCGCTGATCCTCCCGGAGGGCTACCAACTCGAGTTCATCAATCCGCAGGGTTCTCCAGAGACTTTCTCCCAGCTGCGAGACTCTCTGATCAGAGAGATCAACCTTCTCATCGCGGGAGAGGACGAAGCAGGGAGCGCTGAGGCTGGCTCGAGAGCTTCTTCGGAGGTCGCTCAGACCGTGAGAGAGGTCCGAGCTCAGGAGCTTTCCGAACTCCTGTGCGCTACTCTCAACGAGAGCCTCGTTCGCTGGATCGTAGATCTCAACTTCGGTACTAACGTTGTGGCACCGAAGATCCGTCGCCACTTTGTGACCGAGGACAAGTCCTCTCTGACGATGACTGACGTCGGCGTGATGATCGAGAAAGTCGGGTTCCGTCCCACTCGAGACTGGATCGAAGCCAACTTCAAAGTGGAACTCGAGGAACCTGAAGACACCCAAGCTAAGGGTCCCCTCCCAGAAGTTCCTCCCGAGGAGGAAGAGACTGAGGAGAACGAGAAGGAGAGAGTGGGAGATGAGACTCCAACTCCCGCTCCCACTAAGAAAGAAGAGGAAGATGAGGATCTCGATGATGATGCGCTCAATGCCCTGATCGACGAGATACTAGGAGAATGACGGGTAAAACCACCTTGAGGCTGTCCCAGTCTTACTAATATGATCAAAGAAGTACACATCTTTAAAGCCGGGACCCAGACCTCGGCGCAAGGGGTGACAAGAGAGTTTACAAAGAAAGACCTCTCTGAGATCGCTTCCTCCTATAATCCTAGTGTTCACGAGGCTCCGATTCGGATTGGCCACGAGGACAATGACAAAGTTCCCTCATGGGGATGGGTTCGGGACGTCAAAGTTAAGGGTGACAAACTCTTTGCTGAGATTGACTTCTCTCCCTTAGCTAAGGATTACATTCAGAACGGACTCTATAAGAAGGTGAGCGCATCCTTCTATTCTCCCGAGTCCAAGATCAACCCAGAGCCGGGTAAGTGGTCACTGCGCCACGTCGCTCTGCTGGGGGCCCAACCTCCGGCTGTGAAAGGGCTTAAAGGCTTCGCTTACGAGGAGAGTGATGACGGGATCGTAGATTTCGCCACAACTCTTACTCCAGACGCCGTGTTCGATCCGGAACTCGGACCTACACTCAAGAAGGACATGGGACCTCTTGAACTCCTTAAAGAAAAACTCAATGAGGCTCGCGCTGAGATGAACACTCAGGAAGAGGTGATGGAGCAGCAACTCGAAGCTCCCGCCGAAGTTAAAGAAGAAACCATCGAAGGCGAATTCGCCGAAGGTGAGATGATGGGTATGAAAAAGCCCAAGAAAGTCAAGGGCGAAAAGATGGGCGAGGAGGGCGACTCCGAAGAAAAGGAGGACGATGACTCCGTGATGTCCAAGGAGATGGAAGGTAAAGATCTACCCGACGCTCTTAAGAAGCAAGCCGCCAAAAAGAAAGCTGAGGCCAGTGGTAAGTCCATGGACGAGGCTATGAAAGAGAAGGACATGGACTACGGTTCATGCGGCTCCAAGAAGAAGGGCATGTCCTACGAGGAGTCTGATTCTGAGGAGCACGGTGAAGCCACCGCTGAGCATGACGGCAAGGTAAAGGGCCTCAAGGCTCCCGCTCCCAAGGGTATGTCCGGCATGGAGTCTGAAGAAGCTGACGGAGAGGGTCCCGTCGCCTCCAAGGTGAAAAAGCAGCCTAAAAATGGCGAGGCTATGGAGGAAGAGGATGAAGAGATGTACATGGACCCCACCTTTGAGCCTAGCAAGAAGAAGCGTGGCATGGACAGCGTGGCTTCGTCTGACACTGGCGTGACTCCCGAAGAGGATGGCCCCGGTGGTCTTGTGCGCACTAAGTCTCCGTCCAAGGGTATCAATCTCGGCTATGCTGAGACCGACGACAACAAGTACGTCGACAAGACTTCTGAGCCTAAGCGTGGCAAGGACGGTATGAAGGGTCGCAAGGCCCTCGATCCCAACAACGATCAGAGCGGTCGCGGCGAAGTTGGAAAAGCTGGTCCCGAAGGCGAAACTGGCCGCGGTAAGAAGGGAACTGCTCCCGAGATCAAGGGCTTCGAAGGCGACGAGAAGGGAACCGACGAGGAAGTCGACGGTTACGACGGCGAGACCGGTAAGTCCTCTAAGATGGAGAAAGACCGTAAGAAGACCGGCAAAGCCCCTGAGATGAAGGGCTACCCTGATAAGTACTTAGATCTCGCTAATGGCGGCGGCACAGGCAAGCAAGCAAAAGGCAAGGGTGTTCGCGTGATGTACGTGAACCACTCCGAGGAAGCTCCCGTTTCCAAGATTGAGGAGATGATGGCACGCCTCGAGGAACTCGAAGCCGCTAACGCTAAGCTCAAATCTGAAGCGGAGTTTTCTGAGCGTAAGGCTCACCGCATGCAACTCGAGCAGTTTGCCGAAGGTCTCTACGAGACGGGTAGGCTGACCGAGGCTGTAGTGGCTGCTGAGGACCTTGTAGACTACATGGAGGGTTTGGAGCTTGGTACTCTCGAGTTTTCGGAAGGCGAGACCGCCGCTACCCCTTTGATGCGTATCCTAGAAAACCTTCCTTCCCAGGTTTGCTTCGAGGAAGTTGCAGGTGGCGAGTCTGTGGTGAGAGAGGAGGATCTTGATCCCCACGAAAAAGCGCTGAAGATCTCCCGCGAAGAAGAGATCGATTACACGGAGGCTCTTAAGCGCGTTCTTTTCACCGCTGAGTGATGGAGCTTCTGTCCTTTATTGGTCAGGCGGCTAAGCGCCGGGAGAGTTACATCGACCGTGCCCAGCGCTTAGCTGAATCCTTCACCTCTCTTGAGGGCCTAGAGGCGGAGATGGAAGGCCGAGCTGAGGCCCTCACAAGAAAGCTCAAAGCCAATAAGATCACTTTCTCAGAGTTCCAGAGGGCTTCTGCAGAGGATACTCTTATCTCATCAGTTGCAGCTGTGATGCTAGGACTGGGAGAGACAAAGATCCCACAGACTCTCTACTCCGAGACGATGGGTCAGATGAAGTACCTCTGGAACTTCTTTGACGACATCAAGCTTTCCCTGGATAATGACCGTCTCTCAGATGAGGAGAATTACCAGGAGGAGGAGGATGATGATTGGTACTATCCTGTCCCGGGAGAAGACCAACCCCTCACTGTGTCCCAAGATGAAAGAAATCTCGAAGCTCCGGTAGTCTCTGCTCCCACATCTCTTGTCATCCCCCTCACAGGGGCTCGAGCTACCAAAGCGGCAATTCGAGCGGCTAAGACTACAGTTAAAGACACTCAGAAAGAGGGCAAAGGCCGTAAGATTAGTCCTACCGCTGAGACCGACACTCAGGCTGAGAAAGCTCAAAAGGAATCCAAACCGAGGCAAAGGCAGAGAGGCCCCGCTACCTGGAATGGACTCGGCGCTCGTCTTAAGAGATTCTTAGTCACTCCTCTCTGGAGATGGTTCGTCACAGGGGAGTCTTCCAAGAAGAGAACCGAGGGATTCAAAGAGATGCGGCGCAGCTCAAAGCACGATAGGAGAGTGTGTGAGGACTGCAAATACTACGACTCTCTCGGCTGGGTGCCAATCGGATCTCTCCCTATGCCAGGAGTGGGGTGTAGGTGCCATGACCGCTGCCGGTGTGTGATCAAGTATAGGTAGCTATTGAAACCTGTCCCATGTTAGGGGTGGGTAAAACAACACTGTGAAGACCCGTCTAAGAAAAGACGGCAATTGATATCCTTTTCATCTTAGGAGAAAACACATGGCTGCACCTGTTTATGGGCGTCAGTATGTAAGATTTGCAGAAAGTTTCCAGGTCGCTCAAGGCACCGCCGTTAATGAATTCCGTGTGGTCGAACTGACCGCGGCTCCCGGCACCGTACCCCTGCTCGTTCAACAGTCCAACGGCGGCGAATCCGTGGGCGTGGCACAGTTCACGATGAACGACAACGTTCCCGCGACCGGTTTCGCAACCGACGAGACTCGCATGCTGACCGTGGCTACCTCCGGTCTGCTGCTAATTTCCGCCGAGGCCGGTGCTAACGTGCCCGTGGCCGCTGACATCGGTACCGCTCTCGAGGTGAACGCCAACGGTCAGGCAGTGACTAACGCTGCCGGCGCCGCTGTGACTGTCAACGGCACAACCCCGATCATCCGCGAAGTTCTCACCCAAGGCGGTGAGGATTACGTGCTCGTCAGCTTCAGCTAATTTCACCCTGGCATCTAACCTCTTGGGGTTGGTGTAAGTCCAGGGACAAACTATATCTTCTGCAGAAGGAGACTTAAAGTCAATGATGAATCGATAGGTTCCTTCGTGGAGTGATCCGCGTCGAACACCGGGTGAATTGCTGGAACTCTGAAAGGAGAATCAGCAGCGAAGCCACAGAGGGCTTAGGTTCTGTGGAACGTTCAACGACTAGGTGGATGAGTCCCAACAATAACTCCACCCAAGAGCGCCCGGCTCCCGATCAACTGCAAAGACGATCGGGATGATGATATAGTCTGAACTTACGGGAACAGTAACCGTAAGAAGTAAGAGCTAAACTCTCTTACGATAACACATTTGCTTCGTGACACCTACGGTGGTGTCGATTGTGAAAACGGTCCCGCTCTTTCGTAAGAAGGATGCGAGAACTGGGTGAATTGCTGGAACCCTGAAATGGGAATCAGCAGCCAAGTTTATCTCGGGTGTCTATTTGTAAAATAGATTGAGATAAAAAGGTTCAACGACTAGGAAGTGAGTGACCCAACAATAACCTTCCCACGAGCGCCCAGCTCCCCTGAGTACACAGAATTCATTTCATCTTTCCTTTATCGCAAAGAAAAACCAGAGGGGTATCACGAACTTCATCACATCATTTCAAGATGTCTTGGCGGTTCTGACGATACTTCAAACTTAGTTTGGCTTACTCCAATAGAGCACCTACAAGCGCATAAGCTGCTTATAGACGCTTTCCCAGAAGAAGTCAAACTTAAGCAAGCCTACTGGTTTATGTCTCATCTAGACGGACGAGAACTTTCTCCTCAAGAATACTTAGACCTACGAACAAAATGTTTAGACGGTCTAAAAACAAACTTAGGGAGAAATTTCTCTGAAGAATGGAGAAAAAACATAGGGAAAGCCCACAAGAACAAAACTATTTCTGAAGAGCATAAGAAACTTAATTCTAAGTTTATGAAGGCTCTGATGGAGAATGATCCGACCGCCCGAGAAAACTCTCGAAAGGGCGGACTAGCTACTGGCAAAATGCTATGGTGGCATAAAGAGGATCAAGTTACAAGATCTCATTCCTGTCCGGGTGACGGCTGGGAAAGAGGTAGAGGGCCCCAAGGAAAATATTTTGCCGCTAAAGGTGGCAAGATGTCTAAAGGAAAAACTCGCTGGTACCGAATTGCAGAAGACGGTATCGTAGAGAGAACCAGGAGTAAAGAATGTCCTGGAGATGGATGGATTAAAGGCGTATTCAAGGGATGATGATATAGTCTGAACTTACGGGAATGAAAACCGTAAGAAGTAAAAGCTAAACTCTTTTACGATAACATACTGCCTATTCTCACAACCCTGGCTCAGGGCTTCATGCTGCCCGAGACCAGCATCGCAAACTTCATTGCCCCTGTGGTGGACACCCCCACCCGCGCCGGTAAAATCCTGCGCTTCGGCAAGGAAGCCTTCGCTATCTCCGACTACCGTCGCGCCTACGGCACCAACATCCCCGCCGTTCAAAGCCGCTTCGACACCGACGCTTACGCTCTCGAGCAAGAAGTGATCGCTTGGGAACTTCCCGAGGAAGTGATCGAGAACGCCGGTGAGGGCCCTGCTCAAGTCGACCTGCGCGCCATTGAGACACGCAACGCGATGTCCCGCCTCATGAACAGCTACGAGGTGACCGTGTCCAATGCGGTGAGCACCACAGGTAACTACGAAGCCGGCAACATTGTCGCCGGTGGTACCCTGGGACTCGGTTACGCTAACTGGACCACCTACGATGCTAACGCCACCACGATCGGCATCTCCTCCGGTGGTGCTAGCTGGGGTGCAGCTGGCAACAACCCCATCTCCGACGTTCTCAACTGGAAGCGTGCCGTATCCAATCAGATCGGTATTCGTCCCAATGGCGCCGTAATCGGCACCGCTGTGTTCGACAGCCTGCTGACCAACGCCGCGATTCTGGATCGCATTCAGTTCACGACCGCCGACTCGATAGACGTGGACGTGCTCGCACGTTACTTCGGTCTCGAGCGCGGTATCCGCGTGGCTGAAGGTCGTCGTCTCGCCGATGACGGCACTCTGACTCCGGTGTTCCCCGAAAACGCCGTGCTGCTGTTCTACAGCCCGCTAAGCGCTTCCGATTCCGTGATGCCCGCAGGTGGTGCCAACGCCGCGACTCCCGCATTCGCTTACACCTACCAGCTGACCGGCACTCCCGCCGTTCGTCCTGAGTACTACATCCGTGAGCGTCGCGTGGTCCGTGCTGAGATCACCGTAGAGCGTGCCGTGAACATCACTGGCATGGGCTCCACTGGCGGTTTCGGTTCTGGCTTCTATATCAACGACGTGTTCGCTTGATCTCTCCTTTACATTCATACTCATAAGGAGAATCTCCAATGCCAGTCATCATTCCAATTCCAAAGTCAGCGTTCATCGTCACCATCTCCGGACTGGAGACGATCTGGACTCAGTTCTCTGGGATCGTGGATACGGCGGAGAGCGGACAGTATGCCAACGGCACCGGTAACCGCATCTACAAAGTTGTGGGTCCTCGCTCCGTGGACGACGTCACCCTCACCGCACCTTACGATCCCGCTCTCGCTCACGCGATCGAGCAGGTTTGGGCAGATTACAACTGCGAGTTCATCACCATCACGGTCCAACCGACGACATGTAACGGCGATAATAGCAACAGCACCCCCTACGTTCTCAGCGGCTGCCAGCTTCAACAGCTGACCGTGGCTGAGATGGACCGGGAGTCCGGCGACGTGGGCACCATCGAACTGGTGTTCACAGTCAATGACTGGACATATTCGTGAGGTACTTAGCCCCATAGTTGGTCCGCTTAAACTTATCCCTTCGGCCTCGCTTCGGCGGGGCTTTTTAGTGTGAGGGTAAAATTCGTAGAGAACCCCATCAGAAGTAAACTGTGAGTAAAACCCTGTTTGGGCCGGGAGTAATTGTCACGTCTCAGTGGCTAAATGGGGCCCGGGAACTAAAATTCGATGGCGCCGATACGGATTGGCACTTCTCCCCGATTAACGCGAACGACATTCAGCGCGGTGGAGACACGGGCTTAGATAGAGTCTTCATGACTCTCGAGACTGACCAAAGCTACGGGTCTACTCCGATCACCGGACGTAAGAGCTTTATGGGCCTCGTGCAGTTCGGGGACCAAGTCAACACTAACCCGGCGAGCGCTCCTCTCTTCTGGAGTACTAACGCTAAGTACAGTCAGGGAGGTTCGGGTCAGAGCTTTCTTGTGAAGTACGCTCAGTTAGACCAACAAGACACAATCACAAAACAAATTCTCAACGAAAGAATCAATAACTTTCCGGTCGTCGACGAAGGCTTCTTCTAATGCCGAACTACGCTCCTCTTCCTCCTATTGAGCTCGACCCGAGGAACGAGTCCGAGCTAGTCGCAGCCGCTGCCCAACGTGTGTATGAAACATCCGGGGCGACTATCAACGACTTCTCGAGCGGATCCCCGATCATGGCCCTATTGGAGGGTCAGGCTTTCGCTCAAGCCGAGCTTCTCTCATTCGCTAATTCCTTCCCGGAATCCGTTCTCGTCGAGTGGATCGGTCCATTTCTTGGTGCTCAACGACGCACGGGTGCCGGAAGTGTAGTTGATCTCACATTTGAGATCGCTCCTCGTAGTCAAGATTTCGTAATCTTTGCGGGATTTGAAGTTGCCACAGATCCCAACCTGACAGGAGGTGAATCCATCTCTTTTGTCACTACGGAATTGCTACGCATCCCACCCAACGAGACGACGGGTAAAGTCCAAGCCGTAGCCGTCCTCAAGGGCGTAAGAGGAAATGTCCCTAAGAATTCCATCATACGGCCTGTCACTTCCCTGGCCGGAGTCCTCGGTGTCACAAACGAGGAAGCGGCGGTAGGCGGACAGAACGTCGAGCTTCTCTCGGAAGTCAAAGAGAGATTCTTCACGCTCATCCGCCGTCGCAACCCCGTGTCCGCTGAGGACTGGGTCGACTTCTTCTCAGATGCACTCGGAGCCGGAGCCTCGGTGAACGTGCTCCCACGTCGTTCCGAAAAAGACGCTTTCCGCTACACGGAAGACTTCGTAAGTGGAACGCCCTCCGTTGCTTTCTTCCTCCTTAACCCAGACGGCACTCCACTCACTAGCGGTCAGCGCAGAGCACTTCAGAACCTTCTGCGTTTCTCTCTCCCCACAGAGTTCACAGGTACCGTCTACTCCATGGAAGTGGACGATGTCGACATCTCCCTGACACTCGATTACGACCCGAATAAGCCTTACGCCGCGGATCTCAGGGAGTTTACTCGTACGGTCCGGGACGATCTCTTTGGTATTCTCACACCCAACGCAGTCTTTCCGGTCAGTTACGAACCGAACGTCTCAGATGTTGAAGGCGCTTTAGCAACTGCTTTCTCTCTGACTCTGGGTACTACCTCGCGGTACATCGACCCAGACATCGCCTCTCTCACGGCGTACCACTCTCCACGTACGATCGCCGTGTCAGAGTTTGAGGTCACAGAACCGCAGCCTTTTGAGACTGGCACGGTCCTGAAGGCAGGAGACCTCGTGGTGAACTCCACGGGTACTCTTCCGGTCTACTATAACGTCGAGCAGGACTTCACGCCCGTCACTGGTACTAAGTCCTACCACTCCAACATTGGAGACTTGGACTTCCGCATCATCCGAGACCTTCAAGTTGGAGAGTACAGAGCCGGCGATGTCGTCGCTAACCTCAACGATCAGGACACGACTCTTCACGTCGTCCTAGTTGACTTCACCTTCAGCGGAAGAAGAACTCCCAGCACGCTCATCCTAGACGGTCTGCTGTCTGAGGCTAAGACGTTCTCAGATTATGTCGTCGGAGAGGGGATCACAGCGCTTAATGGCGCCGGAGCATACGATCCTCAGATCATCGCTTTCGAAAGAGAGGATCTTAATACCGAAGTGTTTGAGCCTCGCACTCCCACCGCTGTCCCTCTTAATCGTCGTCCCGGCTATCCCGTCTGGGTGGCTAAAAGAAACTTCACTCCTCTCTCAGACTTGACTAACTTAGGGACCGCTCAGAACGAGGGGTACATTGGGACACGTAGGATCCAAATCGAGCTTCTCACTCAGGGAGAATCCTACTCTTCCGGGGACTTCCTCTCCACTCCCGACCCAGAGCAGATCCTGACTGGGATTGTCTCCGAAGACGTATGTTACGCCGATCGTCTCACAGGGTTCAGAAAGGTCTACTTGGAAGTACTGACAGACTTCACTTTCGCTAAGAAGGAAGAGCAGACTTTCAAAGAAGCTGTGGATCTCCTCGTAGAGGCGGGTCTAGTGAAGGTGATCCAAGTCGTCGAGTACTTGGACTGCGCAGCTCGTCCCTTGTTTGCCAATAAGCAGTTTAGGTATAAGTCTAGGTTTGCTCTCGGAGAGTATGTCCGCTTCCGTTCTCGCGGCGGGTTTGATTCCTCCACTCTTGAGGATTGCTTCCTCCAGGCTTCTGAGTGTGACAATGTTACGCCAAGCTGTAAGAGACTTCTGGAGAGCAACCTTCCACTGCCTCGGTACTTCCAAGCTCTGGTAGATTTCACTCCGATCACAACGGACGTGAATGAGATGGTTGAGCAAGGACTCATCGTGGAAGTCGAGCCTAGCGTGTTCCGCTACGACTATACGATCTATGCTGGTTCCTCCATTCGTATCATCAACGCAGATCTTCTGACATCAATCCTCATCGACGAGGAACAAATAGAGACGAAAGGAGATCTTATCACGGGAGAGACTCTGAGAGTCTTAGGACCCGCCGGAGAGGACTACGGCACTTACTTCTGGAATTCCCAGAGGTGGGTCGAGGAAAGAGGCGGGATCCCGACTTTCAGAGAGATGTTCCGCTTCGCTCCGGGAGACGCAGCGGCTTTCCGCAACGGCTCTTCGGTTCGCGTGTACGAGGCTACCGAGCACGTAACTCCGCTTATGAACCTCGAGACCTACTTTGACAACGGCGTCTTCGTGAGGTCTGACAGAGCAGAGAACGTCCGATACTACGATCCATCGTACCGCTACGAGGATGTCATCCTTGACACGACGACTTACTCACAGAAGTTCTATCGTGTCACAAGATCTTTCACTCCTCCCGACACAACCACTTCATGGGCCGGAGTCCAACCAAACTCTCCGCGAGTTCAAGAGGTCTTCGGTAATCTCCTGAAGTTCACCGTGAAAGCCGAGGGAGCTGAGAGGATAATCTCGCGCTTAGGGCCATCCATCTCTACGTCCAAGTTAGGAATCACTAGCCTACGTGTCATCTCGAAAGCTAACGAGAAAGCAAGTTATAACTACGTCTGGGAAAGCACACTTACTTCTACGTCTCCTCTGGAGCTGTCTTACTCTCCGGATAAGACTCAGTTTAAGCCTGTGAACTATGGTGAAGGTACACTTGCCTTATGACGGAAGTTTTCCCTGAATCTTTGCTGGGTCCGATACAAGTAGCTCCTGCGTCTACGGGACTATCCCGATTTGACATCATTTCCGATGAGTCTCGAGAAGTTAAGAGATTACAGCCAGAACCTACGGTCTGGGGATATTCAAGCGGTCGACCAATTTACGACCGTCTTCCTGGAGTTTCTGAAGAATATCGTCTAGACTACTTCGGCGATGCTAAGACTGGCTTAGTTTACATCGATCCGCAATTCGGAAAGCTTTCCGGTCCCGGATCTTTGGAAGTAGGTCGATTGCCGGATGATGGATCCTTACTTGTCATTCAAAGCGGCACCATCACTTGGTCCTACGGGCAAATCCTAACCACGGGCTTAGCTATCGATCTCCGCTCCATTGTAGATGGCGGAGCCCAAGATGGTGTTTATCAGGTAGGGTACTACTTAAATTACACTCAACCTGAAAATCCTTCCTACGCCCTTTACCGCGTAGAAAACTACTCTCTTAGCAACACTCCATCCCTATATGAAGCATCTACGGAAGCCAACTACTTTCCGGTAGAGTACGCATTCTCGGAAGTTGATGACGGTAGCTGGAGACCCGACCCGGACGGAGCGACGGGAAATTACTTCACGGGATCTTCCATCACTGTGGATTTCACTCTCCCTGTCACGGCTGAAGAGTTCTTTCTCAACGGATCTTCAATCTCGACAGGGCGATGCGCTCTATACTCGTCTAACGACGCGATTGTCTGGACTCTCGACGATCAGAGATACTTTGACGGAAGCTGGAGATTTAACGTTTCACGTGATACTCCGGCTCGTTATTGGAGATTCTTCTTCTGGGATGGGATCGCGGATGTCACCGACATTCGCTACACCGGCGAGGCGCTCTATCCCAACCAGCGCCCTAGCGGCCCTGTGTCATCCGTGGAACCCTTTCTGGAGGATGATCAATTTGCCGAGATAAACCGTCCTTATATCCTCCTCGCTCAGATTGAGGTAAAAGATCAACAGGTAGTCACAGTCAACGACCTCCGCCGTCAGACCTCTACGAAATACGAACCCGTAGCGAAGTGGCTTACGGACTTTCAAGATACAAGCCTTCGTTCTCTCGTTACTGATATAGCGGAGTACGCAACTAAATACATGGCTCCGCCAACGGCGGCGGAAGATATGTATCTCGAGCTCTCTTCGGAGACCTTTCTGCTTGAGTCGGAGATCCAGAGAGCAGAGATCATCTTCCCAGATTACGTCGAGCTTGAGCCCGGCTGGGAAGTCATCTTAGACGCCGAACTTCAAGATGACCCTCTCGCTCGTACGGTCAGGTCCGACCCGGGCGGAGTAGACATCTTCGCAGACGCCGTAACTTTCTACCGCTCCAACTCTTCGGTTAAGCCGTCAGAGATTATCTTCCTCTCCGAGCCCGCGGAGGACGAAGACCTTGCCACGAAGTTTTACGTGGACTTTAAGCTGATCCCATCACTTGACAATGGCAGATACTAGAGTCTCAGGAGCCCAAGTACAGATCACCGGCACTCTCGATATGAGAGGGAATCGCATCACCGGGCTCGAGCCTGATGTCAACGTCTATCCCAACGCGGATGATGACGGAGCTACTAAAGCCTACGTGGACTATCAGAGGCAGTTGATAGAATCCGCGCTTCCCGCTCTTGCTAACAACGGCACTTACTGAGAGTTATGCCACGTCCTATATTTGACAAGGAGCAGTATGAGCTGAGAGGCCATCTGCCAGAGGTCTTTACAGATAAGCAGAAGGAAACTCTCAACAAAGTTCTCTCCCGAGTCAACGGGCAGTTGGATTGGAATGCCCAACTCCTCGGCTTCAACGGAGACGGATACTGGGGCAAGCGCATCCAGACGACGGACGGTTCATATAAGTGGAAAGGACTGCCTCAGACGGTGTCTGAGAAGAGAGCGGTCCAAGTCGGTACGTTTGGTGTATATGACAAAGATAAGCCGTACGAAGATAGGCCAGCACCGTTCCGTCGGGACGAGGTAAGAGCCTCGGCTGACTTTCTCTTCCACGTCTTCGAGAAGGATGGGAGAGTCGGCTTAGTACCGCTAGGCCAGCCCGAGGAACTGCTATACTCCGAGACCCCGGTGTTGATCTCCGGAGGAGAGTACATCTTTGACGGCCTCGTGGACGCGAGGACTACGAACGAGACTGACTCTTCCCTGTTTGTCACTCAGGACCTCGCTCAGGGGATCACTTCGGTCCGCCTACTCGACGCGGCTCCGTCTGGCATCCAAATCTTCTTGGACGGCTCAGACGCTAAGCCGTTCCTCTTCTTTGTCGAGGAGTGGAGTGACATCTCCGACTGGACTTCCCAGCAGCTCCTGTCACAGTTCTTCGGAGTCTGGGGCAACAAAGGTAATCATATCTCCGCACACTTCCTTCTTGATGCTCTTGACGTTCACGGCTTCAGCGAGGAAGAAGGTCTCAGCCTTGACGACATTCTCTCTCAGCTGACGATCGTCGACCTCCTAAACATGGTCGGTCTGAAACCCGGACCGGCCACTGCTTATCTTACCGATCACTACAACTTTAAGGTAGAGGACTGTGACGAGCTGTACCAACCCACAGTCTCTCTGGAAACGAAGATCATTCGCCTGGAGACTCAGAATCTTGAGCAGCTTCTCTTAGAGAACGGGCAGGAGCTGTCCATCGATGACGGTCCGTGCACCACGGAAGTCTTTGTAGGCCTTGGACTCGAGACTGACGGGCCCGAAGAGTCTACGACGATCACGGACAACGGAACTTTCGAGGCGCTGATCACCAACCCTCCCGTAGACTTCCTAGACAACGGAGACTACCCGAGCACGGCTACATCAACGATCGAGGACGTCGGGATATTCAACCAGGGCAGAGCCGAGCTCTTTACTGAGAGGGATGATGCGATTACCATCGATGACCGCTCGATGGACCTCAGCGAGTGTTACGAGCCGCCCGACGCAGAGTTCGGAGTATGCGAGACACCGAACTATGTCCTCACTCTGAGGCAGTACTTTGATTCCGAACCGAACGAGATAGCGACCGATCCGGGACCAGAGACGAGTATCCCGATCGGGTGCAACGGCGTTCAATTTCTATTCCCACCGACCTGCTTCATCGACAACGGCGAGTACCCTTCGATCCTTGGGCAGTTCTACCTAGACGGTGGAGACTACGACTTCCCAATCATCTTCACCAACTCGGTAGGAGACGGTCTGTACGATCGAGATCCTTTCTCCGTCTGTGATGGCCTCCCTGAGGATTACGAGAGGACCATTGACTTCGATGATCTCGTCGTAGACGTAGCGGGAGAAGCGGGAGCGACTCTGTACACGGACGCGGGAGTTGGGAACGAGATCCTCATCGCGGCGTCAGGGACTGATGCTGACGGGTATGACGGGGATACTATCGCTTTTGACGGACTCGAGCTATCAGAACTGTCCTTTGAGTACGAAGCTAAGACGACTTACGGCGAGACTCGTTTCCCGTGCGTAGAGTGGATCTTTGACCCATCACTCGACAATTCCACCTACTTCCCGATCCCCGCTGAAGCCGCCTGGATGGGTACGGACGACGGAGAGTACGATAGGTTAGTAGGATCTCGCGCTTTCGTAGGACAGACCGATCTCGACTGTGTTAGCGGAGGGGTGATCGACGGTTTCCTCTCGTTTGATGACGGGGTGTTTGACGAGATTGTAGTACCCAACTGCGATTACGAGAGCAGCATCCCGCCTAACTGTGAATTTGTTGATGGAGGATTGTACCAACCCGGCATCAATCCTCTCCGACCGCCCCTGAGCAATACGGAGTGCGGAGCGGAGTGCGGAACTCTTGACGGTGGGGAATACGTGTACGGCGCAGACCCAGGAAAAGACGCCGTCCTTATCTATGGAGGCATAATTGACACTTGCACTCTTTATGACAATTCAGAGTACGACTTAGTCCAACCTCCAGGCCTTATTTGCATCGCTTACAACAACGGGTCTTTTGCCGGAGGATCTCTTCCCCCAATTGACTGTGTTGTCCAAGACAATAGCACCTTTATATCTAGCACTCCCTACTCAGAACCCCCAATTGATGACGGGTTTTTCTCCACGGGTGCAGTCACAGTGCTCATTGAGCTTACTACGGAGTCTTTGCTAGAGATAACGACTGAGGGTGATGATAGCATTGCGGTAGACCCAGCCATTCTCATTCCGATCACAGAGCCACTAAACTGCATCCCGTGTGTCTCTGGCGACAGCCCGGATCCCATCGAGGTTGCTTGCACTCTCGACAATGGCCGCATCGAAACCACACCGCTCCCCACCGAAGACAAGGACAGTGGCTATTACGATAAGGAAATAGATCCCTTCTGCGAACCATGCTTTGACCCAGGCAATCCGGAAGTCTTTCCGTGCCCGGTGGAGCCGATCAGAGTTCGTCTCGACCAGCTCATCTTCTCCGCTCCGGCTTGGCGCATGCGCCCGTCGGTGACTCACTCTCTGCATCCGCTCAGGATCTGGAAGAACCGAGTGCTCAACGTCTCCGATCCCGGGCTGGATAATGCTTTTGTCAATCCGCTCATCGCGGACGAGAACACCGGCCCAGACGATGTGGCATCGTATCGCCAGCACGTTCGTCTGCCGGTGGACTACCAGCGGAACGGGAAGTTCTGGAACCGCGCCGAGAGTGTCATGGCTAACCAAGCCTACTTCTCGCGCTTGCTTCCGCCTTCTTATACCAATCTGCCAGTCACGGACGTCCTCCCACTCCTCTACGACGAGGTGTACGACGAGCCTCCGCAAGACTTTGACGACTATGCGACTTTCTACGTGGAGGACTTCCTTATCTCCACGACGGAAAAGTCCGATACATTCCTACAGGATGGGTTCGAGGATGCAGTGCTCTCATTTGAGGCTCCTGATTCTTCTTCCCCACTCACTCTGTCGGCTGTGCTGGATTACGACGGGTACCAGGAGAGAAAGCTCAATCCCGACGGCACTCGCCCAGGCTCTTACTTTAAGTTCAGTGACCGCGGAGAGAGACTCACCGGCTTCCTCGACACTGACGTTGAGACGTTCCGACTCCGTCCTAACGACTCTACGGAACCCCAAGTCAATGATGCTCCGTCTCTAATCATCCCGAATATCGAATTTCCAGACGATCCGGACGAAGCCTCGTTCACAAACTACACAGTCTCCTACGCTTACTTTGTCGCCGATCTTTCGGCGGCGGACGACCCGGTGTTCGACCCGGCGAAATTCTTCTGTCACCGCGAGAAGGTCATTTGCAAGCCTGAGATCTCTAATGAGTCTATCACCACGGAGGGCGGCTTTGAGATCTTGACACAAGACTTCGAAGGAATTGTCACGCCGTCTCCCGCCAAGCTCGTAGAGGTCCCGTTCATCACGAGGTCTCGTTATCTATTCCATAGCGACGAAATTCCCTTATGCAAGGGGCCAGTGCTGTACGGACAAGCCTAAGGTAAAATCTAGCTACACATCACAAGCACCATGACAGAATCATACGGAAGTGGCTTCGGCTTTGGGTCTTACGTCAAGGAAGAACCCGCCGAGGATCTTATCACCCACGAGATGATGGAGGAGCCCGCGAGCGAGGACTTAGAGGAGTTTGTAGCGGAAGTTCCCGCGCCCGCCCCGGAACCCGCCGTCGCGCCAAAGGCTTCTGCTGCTCCCGTCTCTAAGTACGAGATCTCTCAGCGCCCGCTACGCGCGAAGAAGCATCGCTGATAGGACATAACTAGAGGGAACATGTCAACAAATCACAACGTAGACCAACTCGCCGGAGTCCTCCTCAGATCGTTCCGTGGTGCTCAGCAGGCCGCTAATCTTAGCGGTCAGATGATGAACACCTACGGGACAGTCATTGACGTGGAAGATCCCGAAGAACTCGGGCGTGTGAGGCTCATCCTCGATGAAGTCAATCCTGAGTTTCTCCAAGGGAAAGACTTCGATCAAGCGGGAGAACCGACCGAGACGGACTGGATCTATCCGATCGTTCCTCTCAAAGGAAAGCAGCCTCAAGCTCTCGTAGACAAGAAGGCACGGGTTCCTATTGTCCCTCGCAACGGAGATCCCAACCGCCTTAACTTTGGCGACCCAATCTTCGACCCTAACGAGTTCGAGAAAGCCGAGCAGCCCATGAACTCGGCTATGACTCGTTTGTCGGTGTATCCCTCCGGAGAACTTCCGCCTCCAACGGAGGAGAATATCGGGTGCATGTGTATTGAGGAGGGAGGACCATGCGGCAGCGATTGGTTGTGTGTTTGTCTTAAAAGAAGGGGGACTTACTTTTGGGTGAGACACATTGATCTTAACCACATTCATCAGGATCAAGACGACGGGCGACAGCCACCCGACTCAGACGGAGACGGAGAGCAACCCGTGGATGAAGGAACGATTTGGGATAAAGTTGCTCCTACAACTGATGAAGCCTACTCATATCAAAGCTATAACCCACTTGACTCAGACTGGTTTGGAGGAGCCTAACTATGTCTTCAATTAATGGAAACAAGTTCAATACGCCGCAATTTAACACTAATGATGAATTAGGATGCGGAAGTTCGGTGCCTGGCGCTCCAACAGTAAAAGAACAAGCTAGATCGACAATTTTTTGTAAAGACGTAACCATCAATGGATCTCTCACAGTAAAAACTTCATGTGAGATCATTCCCGCCGCCATTGGTGTTGGGGGACAAACTTTTGTTCCAACAGTCATACAAACAATTTCTGGACCCCATCTCGTTCTTGCGGTTTACTGAGGGTAAAACACACAAAGGAAGGATAGTCAACATGGGAATTTCCGTCCAAGCTCTGACATTTCAGTACTTTCGGGCGAGAAGCCTGGGAAACGCTGATCTTGTGAATGGGCTTTTGGCGGAGATTCGTAAGACCTACCCAACTTTTCTCGTAAAGCCGCCCGATCCGGCTCAAGTATTCACTGAATACTACAATCCGGAAGTGCAAGAAGAAACTCAGGATCTTCTTCTCACCACGAGATACACGGTTGAGTTGGGGACATTTTGATGTTGACTTACGATCCCGACGATACGACTACCCGAAAGGTTTCTTGGTGGGAAGAGATCGGTGATGAGGGTCCTAAGCCGTACAATCCCAAGTCTTGGACCTACGCCCTGTCCGAGGACACCCTATTTGAGACCGTCGGAACCGAGACTCTGGAGAGAAAATTCGTTACCGTTCTCGTGTACGACTCTCTGGAATCTTTTCCGGGGATACTCAGCTCTATCCTCCAGCCTATCGGCCTCCTCGGGACTGACCCAGCCACGTCTGATGCCGTCACGGACCCTGACGAGGACTTCATTGAACTCACTCGGATCACCACTCAGAACGATGACGTTCCTCCTGGTGTCCTCCTAGGCTCTGTCTCTTACGAAACCTTCAACGGTGTCCTTACGATCACCAACTGGGAACACCTCAACTGGGGAGACGACGCTCCAATCCTCATGGGTGTGAAGACTCTCCTTGGGCAGGTTCCGGGAGACATCACGGAAATCAGAGTCCTAGATCCTCCTCACGCTTTCTGGACCTCCCTGGGCTTCAATCCCGACTACAAGGGAGATCCCTACCTGCACATCCACCTGTAAGACATGGCGGCACCGCAGCTACTCGAGTTTACCATAAAGGAGCAGTCCAAGGGCGTTCTCGTCTTTGATCAGACTCTGGACGATACGATTGATGTGCCAGTCACGTCTTTCACGATCAACTACGGGAAGATCCCAGTAACCGACCGAGCCTACTCTGAGACGAACGAGATCACTCTCACGTTCGGGAAGAACGTTAAGCTGGGTGACAAGGTCTTCGTCAACTACACTCCTCCTACGGACATTAACCGAGCTCTCAGAGCCCCAGTCAGGTCTGGTGCCTCCGTCGCTACGATCCGTCGTAATGCGGTTCGCGCGTTCTTTAAGGTCCAAGCAAAGAATCTTCAGAAGCCGGCTGAGGAGCAACTAGGTTGGAATGAGATGTCCAACCTCGGTGCTTACGCGAGCGGAGAAGCTTACTCTCGGCGAGATCGTTCCGCGGACCCAAGATCGGCAACTTCGGACGACTTCATCATGGCCTACGGACTGAAGGAAGCGATCCAGATCACAAACATTGACGATGCGGACGCCGCTCAACCGAACGTCGTACGTCTGGAGATGGCGATCCAGGACGCTTGCGCGCTGATCGACTCTTACATCAACCAGTCCACCAAAGCGGGGAAGCTGCTCGTCAGCTCCAACCGTCGCCGAACCTCTCTGATCATCGCGAGGTACTACCTCGACACGGTGAGACGCCGGGAGGACATCTTAAAGGACTACGAGAGAGCGATCAAGGAGCTCGAGGCCGCCACCACTTACAACCCCGCCGTCCGTCCGGACGGGGAGATGGCGATCAATTCTAGAGCGGGACTCCTCCGTTCTTGGCGCACCCCACAATACTACAACGGCGTCAGCGGCAAGGGACTCAGCGGCTGGTGGAGCGACACCGGCGGCGATCGCGTGCCGGACTACCGTTGGGACTTCTTCAACGCTGAGAACAACAACGATGAGCCGAACTGGGGTGATTTCGGGGACGAGGCCTACCTCCCTCAGCAACCCGCGGACGACGGCGCTATTATCACATCTGGCAACTCCTCTAGCTCCTGACAATGGCACTCTCTTTCCCCACATCCCCCACTCTCAACCAGATCTACACGGTCGGAGACCAGTCCTGGAAGTGGAACGGAACTTCCTGGGAGGCGGTAGCTTCCGCGGAAGTCTCTCCTCCGGTCTACATCAACTCTCTCCCTCCTACAGCTCCTCAAGCCGGATACTTGTGGTGGGATTCCGACACCGGAGAACTCTACGTCTATTATCAGGGAGCGTGGGTCACGGCTACTGTCCCTCCTGTCGCTTCCTCTCTTGATTCCGACGCTGTCGTGGACGCTCTCGTCAGCGAACTTACCGAATATGCTGATCAGGCCGCTGCGATAGCCGGTGGCGTTCCTACAGGGGGACTTTACAAAGTTTCCGGTTCCGCCATCTCATCCATCCGTGCTGTAGTCTAATGTCAGAGCCCAGATTCGTATCAAACCGTCTTATCAGCTTCGTCGACGGGAGCGGGGACGCTAAGATCGCCTCGACCGCAGATCCCCTTCCGGTAAATATCGGCAGCGCGACGCTAAGCGTGACTGCTGATGGCGTTGAAATTAAAAACGATAGCGGCAACCCGATCCCCACGCTTACCGGCCTGGAGATCCCTGCACATGACTATATCAACCTGAGCTACATAAGAATGACCGCAGGGACTATGCCCTGGTCGAGGAAGAGGACGCTCTCACCATTCGCAACAACAAGACGGGCAGGGTGTACAACACCATGATGATGGAGCGCAAAGTCTAATGCGATTAGACAGCATTACGAAGATCGAGCGCTACATGTCCAACGCGCTCTTGTCCTCCACTCTCGTTCCCCTCGGTGTCAATGTGGTAAGACTCGCGGACGTCTCTGACGAGGAGGGCATCCTCCAAATGGTGAACTCGATGGTGGTGCGCTATACGGGTTCCTCCGTGCAGACGATTCGTCAGGCTCCTCTGACCATGGAGCGCACGATGACATTCGAGGTCAATATCGCTTCCCAATCGTATCTCTCTCAGTCAGGGCACGACTTTGCCGTGCAATTGCTCGCGGCCAGTCACGAGACTCTGGTTAACACAGTCCCCTGTAACACGGGCGTAGAAATCGTCGAACCCTTTCACCTTGTAAGAGAAAGTTTCACCGGACTCACAGACTCCTCGCACTACACCTACACGCAAGTGTGGCAGATCGTAGTGCAGGACTACTACCGCGGTATCGCCATCGACCCATGCGTCGCTCGGGGGGACTGCTCTAAGCTCTTCCCGCAGAACGTTCTTGCCACTCTGCAACCCGGGCAAGCTGTACGAGACAGCATCATCCTCGACCCGGTGCTACCTCCCCCCAACGATACAATCGACTACGATCCGTCCTACAGCGGTGTGCTTTTCAACGACGACGGAGACTTGGTCTACAAGTGGGATCCTTCTCAGGTCTTTATGACCAAAGCGGAAATCGACGCGAAGTACGTGAAGGTTCCGACTGGGACTCTCGATACGAGTGGACGCTTCGAGGTCATCAGCATTAAGGACTCAGATGGGAACTCCATCCGCTCTTACTTCGGCGTGGACACGGGTAACCGCTTGCTGCAGTTGACTAACGGTCTGATTCGCATCTTGGGAGAGAGTTACGTTCCAGAGACTCCCGGAAACACCGAGGAGTTCTCAGCTTCGAGCCTCCCAGTCACAGCTTACGGCCAGGTGATCACTCAGCAGGCTCTGCTGTACACCGACCCCTCCGACCCGGACACCGCTACCGCTCGCGTGAAGTACGGAGCCATCTTCCCAGCTTCCGCAGGAGTAAAGCTGACAATAGAAGGAGAGACCTACATAAGAGTAGGTAACACCCCTCTGGGGAGAGCTTGGATCAAGGCCAGCGAGTTCCAGTTCTTCCGCCCGGACCAGTACCTACCAGGAATCTCCGAGGAAGAGACTCTCGAGGAGTACGGCACCGGAGAGGGGTAAAAGTCCACCATGCGCATAGTAGCAGGGGCGGGAGTGGATCTCTCCGACTTCAGTTCCCAGATCGACGCTGAAAAGTACAGGCGGCTTAAGAAGACGCACATACGACTTCTGTCACAGCAAGTCCCAGAATCCTTCCTCGATAAGTTTGAGGACGAGGAGACTGCCTTGTCCGAACTGCTTGACGCGATCTACGGGACCATGGACCAAGAGGAGGAGAGCTATGATTGACCCGTCTAGGCGTGATCTTCTTTGGAAGGAGTACTACAGAGCGCTTCACAACGGTGACAGGCAGAAAGCGCAGGCGCTCTTGAAGCAGATCCACAGCCCACCCACTACGGTGCGAAACAACGCTAACACGAGAGGCCGCGGGTGCTCCCGCTGCAGGAGAAGTTTCTAACATGGCTGAAGATCGTAACGAGCGGATCATCGCTCAAAAGTCCAAGCTGGCCGAAAAAGTCCTCAAGGTCGCGGAGCAAGCTCTCGGAGACATCGAAGCTACGATGGGTGAGGCTCCGTTAAGGGACCTCGTGCAAGTATTTAACTCAAGTCTCAAAGCTCATCGAGATCTCCTTAGTGATATAATCTCTATTCAAGAGACAGAGTCTAAGCAGGAAAAAGAGCTCGCTAAAGAATATAGTGGACGTGTCGATGAACTTATTAAGAAACTTTCCCAAGGTAACGCCAAAGAAGACTGATGGAGCCTAGAATCTACACGTACAAAATCACATTTGTTGGCTCAGACTACTTTTACTTCGGTGTTCATAAAGAGAAATTCTTTGATGAAGAGTATTGGGGCAGTCCTATAACTCATAGGGCAAAGTGGGATGAATATGTCCCACAAAAAGAGATTCTAAAAGTCTTTTCATCTTGGGAAGATGCAAGAAAAGCTGAGACAGAGCTGATAAAGCCTCATTTGAACAATCCTCTGTGCTTGAACGAGAATTGCGGAGGCTTCTATTCTCTTGCAGTCATTAGAGAAGCTGGGAGAAAGGGAGGGCTTAAGACAGCTTCTATTCCCGGTCATATGACAAAAGCTGCTAAGGCCTCTGGTAAAGTGTGGACGGAAAGGAAGAGAGAAGCATGCAGAAGAAATGCGGATAAAAGCCGTAAGATACAAAAAGAGAAAAAGCTTCAAATCTACGGAGATTGGGAGTACTTCCGTAGGAAGGGAAGACTGACAAGATACGGCGTATTGATAGACGGGGAGAGGATCCCAGCGGACAGCCTTTCGGAGACTTTTAAAGAATATCATCTCCATTACGGAGTTCAAAGAGGTGGGTACACGAACCCAAGATAAAGATGAGGCCTATCATTAGCCATGTCTCTCAACTAGAAGAGTTTTCTTCCTGGAGAGTCTATAAGAGAGGGCTCCAAGAACTCACGGTCATGGAGGCCCCGAAAAGTATCATCTTAGACTATAAGTATAGAGCAGCAAGAAGTTGCTTTTTAGCCTTCTCTGATCTTATGCTTGATGGGAAGTTAGTGGTGGAGCCATTTCATGAAATCATAGCTTCTGGGTTTGAAGATGTGGCGGAATGGCGCTATCAACGCTTTATCGTTTCTTGCCCGCCTCGTTCTGGGAAGTCTATGCTCTCTCAACTCTTTGTAGCATGGCTACTTGGGAGAGATCAACAGACCCAGCACATCATTGCTTCGTACGGGCAGCAGCTCTCCAACAAGTTTCATAGAGGGATCTTTGGGTACTTAAGGCATAAATATTTTACGAAAGTATTCCCAGAGTGGCAGGGCTTTATCCCAGATGAAAAGTATGGGATAAGAGGAGGGGGATACATCCTAGCTACTTCAGTGGGAGGAGTTCTTACAGGCTTCACGGCGGGTACACCTGCGATGGACAGTCCCGGAGTTGGGGCCCTCGTTATTGATGACCCACTGAAGGGGTCTGATTCTAGAGCCGCTTTAGAAGGTCTTGAGACTTTCTGGGGTGAACAAGCTTCCACACGCCGCACCAACCGCTGGGCGCAAATACTCATCGGCACGCGCTTCCATGAAAGAGACCTTCACGGGATTCTCATGGACGGCGACGGGATGTATGATGAGGTGGAGAATCCGACGGGCTGGCGTTGGATCAACATCCCCGGGATCTGCGAGAACGAGTCTACAGACCCTCTAGGCCGTAAGAACGGAGAGTCTCACTGGCCATCAAACCCCGTCTTCACGACGGACATGCTCTTGTCGCAAAAGCGCGCGATGGGAAGCAGTAAGTTCGCCGCGTTGTACCAAGGGACTCCGACGGCTCAGGAAGGCTCTATTGTCAAGGCCGGGTGGGTCCAAGTCATAGACCCAGACGAGTGTCCGGAGTTTGACATCACCTACCTATCACTCGACACGGCGTTCTCCGAGAGGCAACAGGCTGACGAGAGTGTGATATGCGTAGCGGGATTTAGTCGCAAAGATCCTGACAACATCTACATCCGAGAGCTTGTGCACGGGAGATGGGGATTCCCAGACCTCATGGCCATGGTGGAGCAGACTCAGAAGTATTATGGCGCACGCTTCATGACGATCGAGCAAGCCGCTTCTGGGCAATCACTCATTCAGGTGCTGGAACGCGAGAGCAAGATCCAAGTCCATCCGTTTAAGCCTCTGAAGTCCAAGACGATCCGACTCCAGACGATATGCCCGCTCTTTGAAGCCAAACGAGTGAAGTTCGTAGATGGGGCGTGGGTTCAGGACTTCATCAAGGAACTCACAGCGTTCCCTCACGTCCCTCATGATGACCGTACAGACTCCGTCGTCTGGGCGTGTACCTACTACATGTTCCATCTTGACGGGGGAGGAGCGGAGCTTAACGACGCTCTGAGGAGTAGCTTAGGCAGGAGCTCGGGTCGTAAAGATCTGATGAAAGAGTTCGGAGAGATGAAGACTGGGAGGAGGAGAGAGTTGCTCACACCTGCGGAGAGCAGCCTATTCTTCGGTAAGGGGAGAGGAGGGAGACAGGATATACGTTACGATGTAGGCATTGACTAGGAGAGAGGACACTGTGAGGAGAGGACACTTACGGCTCTCTTACTCTCCTCACGGACTCTCCGGGTAAAACTCTCGAGTCCAAAGCTCTCGAGCCATGGATACTACATCAAGCGGGAATGGAGGTGATTCGCATGATCGCCTAAGAGTTGTCCGAGTCGACACCCAAACCTTCAATTCCGTTAACATAATGCCAGCCTGCAAAGAGCGTCGTAAAGAACGTCGGGCCCGAGAAGCTGCGATGTTGAGCGACGTCCACCGCAACACGATGGATCTGCTCCCGTTCAATCCTCTGACTGACCGTCAAGATGATCTGTGGGAAGCAATCAACCACCATACTGTGACCATAGCCGTTGGTCCAAGTGGAGTTGGTAAAACTCTTGTCGCTCTTCACTGGGGACTTGAGGCACTCAGGAAAAACTTGATCAATAAGGTGTTCTACCTTCGTTCTGACGTTGGAGTTATGCACCAAAGAGGCCGTGGTGCTCTTCCTGGAACTATGGAAGAAAAGATGGCCCCGTTAGTAGGTCCGGTGTTTGATAATCTCTCAGTGATCATGCGCTCTCAGGGTGCAGCTGAGTACCTAATGAACAAGAAACTCATTGAGCCAATCCTGCTGGAGGACATTCGAGGACGAAGCTTTGCGGATAGTCTAATCATCTTTGATGAGGCTCAAAACAGTACTATCCATAATGTCAAGACTGTTTTGACTCGAGTTTCTGAAAACTCTAGAGTTGTAGTCACTGGTGATACTAAGCAGGTTGATCTTGAGGTTTTCAACTCAGACAACGGCCTCTTAGACGCTTATCACCGGTTGGCAAACATTGATGAAGTGGCTCGAGTGAGGTTTACACGAGAAGATGTAGTGAGAAACTCCGTGATCGGCAAAATCCTTAGCAGGTACGAAGACTAATGAAGAAGGAGTCTAGCCTAGTCAAAGTTGATCGTAGACACTATAGGGCTATAGCTCAAGAGAACTGGGGTCTTACGGATCAGCAGATGAAAGGGATGCACGTTCACCATCGCATCCCTCAAAGTCAAGGTGGAACTAATGACCCAAGCAATCTGTACGTTTGCTCTCCAAGTTTTCACGCTCATGTTTGGCATGGCAAAGACTCCTATCTTCCCTTAGTGGAAGCAGCAATGAAGGGCGGAGAAAGAGGAAGTTTAGCCTTAATGGAAAAGATCAAGGAGGCAAAAAGTAAAGGCTTGATGTGGAAACCAGCTCAAGAACGAGCGAGGAAAATGCACGATAAGCACAGGGGGACGCCAGAGTATTCTGATTCTCAGGCGATAAAGGCTCAAAGAGCCGCGGCTTCAAAGAGGAAGCATTGGACCGAGGGGGAGTATGAGGCGGCATGGGGAGAGTATCTTAGCGGGCATTCCACGGGATATCGCATAGCTAAAGCTCTAGGAAAGAAGAAATGGAAAACGTACGGGAACATGGTTAAGCTTTTGTCTTTGGGGTACTCGTTCGAGCAAATTGTTGATCCAGACTTGTACGTTGCTGAGTCCATAAGACTTAAGAACTCCTCAGTCTTTCACGTCTTAGCTAGATACGACGATTGAAACTCCTCATAGTAGTTTGGCCCAGGGAGGCCCGGGCTTTTTAGTGTATAATTGAAATGGGTAAAACCCAAAAGAGGAACCCATTCCTATTAAAGCAGACTCATGCGGAAAGACCGTTTCACAGACGAAGCGTTGGCCGCCGCCAAAGCCCTCGCCGAACTCAAGTACTCGGAGAATCCCGAGGACCAACTGGCCTACGCCGAGGCCTACGACTTCGCCCGCTGTCAGCGCCCCGACGGTAGCTTCTACGGAACTGGCGGTCAGTGCCGCAAGGGCAAGGAGGCTGGGGCGAAAGAGATGACCCCCACCGAGAAGCTCAAGCAGGGCGCGGCCAGCAACCCAGCCGTCATGCGCCGCGAAAAGGACAAGGCCACCGCTGCCGCTAAGACCAAGGGGATGTTCGAGCGAGCAGCTCAGCGCCGTGCTGGCGACGAGAAGACGCTAAGTGAGCTCGAGGCTATCAAAAAAGAAGCGTCTAAAGACTCTCGCACAATCCTCAGAGTCGTCGAAAGAGGGAGTGGTGGCGAAGGAAAGCTTATGCCGGCCGTGAAAAGCTCCATTGCGAGAGCAGAAGAGCAGGGGGGTCAGGCTAAGATCAATGCTGACAACATCAAAAAGCTCTTGAAAAAGCGTAGAGATCAAGGCGGAATCCTTGATAGTTACGACAGAAAAGAGTTAGTGGGATGGATGCGAGCACTAGCTTATACTAGTAACTCTCAGGCAAAAGCCGACTTCGCTCGTGCGAAGAAGATGGAGCGCATGTAGATGAGCCGCTCAAAAAGTTGAAGTTCGTCGCATCGACAAGATCATCAAGGAGCGTGGGTAACCCGCTTAGATGGTTTAAAATAGGCTTAATTACCTCAGACCCGTGAAACCCCAAGGCACCTTTAAACCCGAATCCATCGAGCAGCTCTATGCGGCTTACGCTGAAAAGCACGGTGCTTCAGACAGTTACGACGAGAGCGCCCAGAGCTTCTCCGAAGCGTACGACTTCACCACCTGCGAACGCCCTGACGGCTCCAAGTACGGCACTGGAGGCCAGTGTCGCAAGGGCAAAGAGGTGAGCCCTGAGGATCTCGGTGTGAAGCCTCCCAAGGGTGGCGCAGGGCCTATGAGTTCCTCCGCATTGGCCGAGGTCAAAGAAGCCGCTAAGTCGGAAGCTTACTCGTGGGGAGACACACACGACAAACTCTTTGACAAGGTGTACGCTAAAGCGGAGACCACAGCTCACCTCGGAAAGATCCACAAAGCTGTGATGAAGGCCGTGGATGAAGGAGATATTGACGCCAAGGAGGGGACACTCAAGATCATCAAAAAGGCCATGGGGGACCGCCTTAAGGTGGAGATGCGGAGCGGCCAAGGTGCTAAGCGCGAGGCTGAACTCGCTAATATGACTCCTGAGCAACGCCGCAGAGCGATGACTGAGGAAGCCATTAAGAGAGGGATCAAAAACAAAGTCGTGAGAGCGCGATGATTGGCGGACATTTCAGCGAAGAGGCTCTCGAGTGGGCCGAGAATCCGGAGTGGGCGGAGAAGTATGCTAACATAGACTTCCGCCCTCCCCAGTCCGTGGCTGATGCCGCCGCTCGCGGTCTCGCTCTGCGCAAACAAGTGGGACGCGGTGGACTGTCGACTAAGGAGGCCGGGAAAGCCGGGATCGGAAGCGGAGTGGCTCGAGCCGCCTCGCTGAAGAACCGTCAGAAACTCTCTCCCGGGACGATTGGTCGCATGGTCAGCTTCTTCGCTCGTCACTCCGCCTACAAGAAGAACCACACTACCAACCCACCCTCCGCTTCAAAAGTTTCTTGGGAGTTATGGGGAGGCGATGCCGGCAAAGCCTGGGCAGAGAAGATCAAGGGACAGATGAACAGAGCCGACGAACAATGAAAAGACTTTATTCAACATTTTCAGAGCAAGCTTTAGAAGTCCTTGACTTTGCAAGATGTCAGCGCTCAGACGGGAGCTTTTACGGAACCTCTGGACAATGCCGTAAAGGCAAGGAGGTCGGCCCCAGAGAGATTAAAGAGTTGCAGGCTAAAGCAAAAGCTGGAGACTCCGGGGCAAAGAAAGCACTTGAGAAACTTTCTAGGACGGAGGACCCAGAAAAACCTGGGCTCAAACCGTCAGCAACTCAAGAGGCCTCTAGCGCGATCAAGCCCGCTCCAAAGCCCGTAAAAAGCCAAAAGAAGCCTGAGCAAGGTAGGGCTGAGGATGAGAAGAAAGACGGAGAGCTTGGTGAAAAGAGTAAAAAAGCACGTAGGAACTTAAATAGAGAGGAACAAAAGGTAAAAGAGGAGACGGATGGTTCTGACGCTGAGACGAAGAAAAAAGAGGCTCTTCAGCTAATCAATTCCACAGAAACTCGACTTAAAGCTGCAATGAAAGCAGCTAAGGAAGAGTTTGAAAAGACGGGAAGTGACGAAGCTGACGATCGGATGTACACTATCCGAGACCAACTCCAAAGAATCGCTGATGATAGAAAAGCAATTGAGGGAGGTATCTTCTCAAGACCTACGCCTAAACAACTCACAGAAGCCCAACAAATTCGCATAAACAATCAAATAAGCAGTCTTCGCGAACTTCGCAAAAAAGCTACCGGTGATTCTGATGAGAATCAAGAACGCTATTACAATCTCATAAACTTAAGAGATGCGAAAGATCTGAAAGAAATGGCTGTGGCAATTCGTGACCGAACACAAGCAAAAAAAGAGTTAAAAGTCGCGAAAGAGAACGATATGAAACTTTTAGAAAGTGGGGCTTCTTGGACAGAAAGACAGGCGCTTTTGAAACCGATTAAAGACAGGGTGGAAGAGGCAGACCGCCGGATTGAATATGCGAAATTAGACCCCAATGAGCGGTTTAGTAAATATGAAATGTCGCGGAGTATGATCAAACTACTGGATTCTGACTCTAATCCTTCTCAAAATGGGGCGCATAAGAACTCTACAGCGATTTTTGGAGAATGGGGTGAATTAGGTACGTCTAAACAGGCAAAAGCTCTTATTAAGGCATACGGTGGAGACGAGCGTGAAGTTCAAAAAGGTATTGACTCCATCGTCGACTTCACACGAAATGACTATCGAGCGATTAGACGGGCAGTTGAACAGCCAGGGTCCGATTCAATACGGGCTAAACAAGCGCAGAGAATCGATCAAATGCTTTCGCGAATGGACCATCCTGACGTAGAAAAGTACCGTGGAATTAACATTCCGAGTTCAGCGCTAGATCAGATGATTTCAGCAGCGCAATCTAAGAGTACTTTTAGTGATCCCGCACCGGCTTCGTGGTCTACTAGTGCCCTTATCTCAGCGGGATATACCGGTAAGGTCGTGCAAGATCGCGCGAGAGTTATCTTTGAAACGCGTAATAGAACCGGAGCTTCAGTTGAAAACTTTGGTCAGAGCGGCGAGAAAGAGATACTAACTCCTGGCGGCACAAAATATAGATACACGAACCACCGCGTTGAAACATTTGAGGGCGAGCCGATGCACATCTTCACCGTGGAGGAAGTCTAATCATGAAAATTCAACCTAAAAGACCTCAAGAAGTGCGGGAGAGGATGGGTCGAAGTGAGGCTGGTGATCCATACATTTTTGGACTTCCTAGTCAAGCGGATTCTCTAGAGAAAGAAAATAAGACGAAAGATAAACTCGCACAGCGCGGGCGAAAGGCAATAGAGGCGGAGTTGAGAAAGCGAAGCGTGGAGAAAGAATGAGACTTTCACAACACGGAGGCTGGGACTCCTCCTTAGAAGCTAAAGCACGTGAAGTGCTCACTCTCCGCTACTCCGAACTCAGCGACTCTCTCGAGTTTGGCCAAGCGTGTCAGCGCCCAGACGGCTCCGTCTACGGAACGAGTGGGCAGTGTCGCAAAGGAAAGCCGATCACTCTCGAGCCGGGTGAGGGTATGCCCGTGCTCTATAAGAAAGCCGTGGCCGCGGGTCTCAAGGGCGCCGAAGTGAAAGCCATCGCGGACCAAGTGAGAGAGAAGTTCGGCGTCAAGCAGATTAAGAAGGGGCCGGAGCTCGTAGCGGCTTTCAAAGAGATTAAGAAGAGGTTGGGAGAGGAGGTAAAGCCCGACTTCACTCCCACACCCGCGCCTAAGCCCGCCTCGGTCAAACCCGAGCCTAAGCCTAAGAAGGAAGAACCTGCACCGGCACCCAAGGCTACTACTCCAAAAGCGGAGAAGAAGAAAGAGGAAGTTTCCGCTCCGGCACAAGACTCGGGCAAGCGCCCGACGAAGATCTCCGACGAAAAAGTCAAGGAGGTGTTCAACCGAGCTCTCGACCGAGAAGCTAAACTCAAGGAGCAAGCAGCGGAGCTGTCGAAGCAGGGGAAGGACTGGAAAGATCCGGAGGTCAAGGCCCTTTCCGCAAAGATCGGGAAGGCTCACGAAGCCGCTCTCCTCATGCGTCAAGCCTACCACGCGCAGGACCGCGATGAGTTCATCAAGGCCACGGGAGAGCGTAAGAAGCTGACAGACGAGTCTGATCGGCTGAATCGGAAGGCTAGAGAGCTGGCCGAGAAAGACGGATTCAATGCGTACAACACGCCGAAGGACCACCCGTCAAAAGCTCTCGAAGCCAGGGCTACCGACCTAAGGATCAAAGCTAACGACCTGCCACGCGACGGAGTCAACGCGGCGTACTTTGGGGAACCAATAAAGCTCACCAAAGCTCCTTCTGACGGTGGAGGGACAGTCGCAGCGTCCGTGCCGACTCGAGTCCCCAGAGGGGGTGCTGACAAGGACCTCAAGGACTTTCTCGACGGTGCAGAACCCGTCATGGCCTTCAACCCCAAAGGCTTCGCAAAGTTCGTCAAAGAGGGAGAGGCGAAGAACGGGTTCCAAGCTGGAACGGGCGGTATCAAGCGAGGCAAGAGCGGGTACCTCGAAGGAAGAAGGAGCGGAGAGGAGGCTGTGATGGGGATCTCGAAGTTGGAAGCTCCGGAAAAGCGCCCGGTGTACGCAGCGCTGGAGCACCCGGACCGAGCTCGTTCCCTGCAGGGTGGTCCGAACCAGATGGCGCAGTACGGAGGAGTGCAAGTCGTCTTTAACAACAGCGTTAAGGACCGCTCGACCTTTACTGTTGGGGACTCTCTGGACGCAGCTCGGCCGAGGGGCATCATGGCCAGTCCTGTCCGTGACCCGGCTAACCCGAGCAGCCCTCGCACGCAGGTGCAGGACATCCAGTACAATGGCGGGACGATCGGTCAGCGTATGAATATGACGACGTCAATGGACGGCGGGATGCGCCTCCCGACCGCCTACGTCGAAGCTCAGATCCACGGCGGCTTACGCACTTCGGATATCAAAGAGGTAAGATACTACAGAGGACACGACATCCCCACCGCTACCCGCAGAGCGCTCGAGAAGCAGGGAGTGAGGATCGTGGAACTTCCTCCTCAGATGAACGATCTCAAGATCGAGCGCACTGACCCGAACTACCGGGACATCGAGGCCATCTCTCGCTACTACAAATGAACCAACTCTTCTACCTTCCCGAGCCCATCTCCATCCCCGGCTCCAACTTCATCATCATCGCTCTCGCGAAAGATGGAAGTCCCTACGGCATTCGTCGCGGAGACTTCATCGGAGACGAGTTCACAGACTTAGATGGTGCTTTCGCTCTCATCTCCTTCTTCACTCGCATGGCCGAGCGTGGCGATGATGTACCTGACCTGGAGGATGTTGCCAATTCCACAGCTGCAGCCATCCTTTACGGCGAGTCTCTCTACAGCAAAGGATTCTTCAGCGGATGAAACGTACGTACTCCACATTCTCAGAGAGCGCTTACACAGTCCTTGACTACGCTCGTTGCCAACGTCCCGATGGGACATTTTACGGCACTGCTGGAACTTGCCGCAAAGGAAAGCAAGTTAGTGAAAAGCAAGTCGATGCTCTGAAGAAAGCGGCTAAAAGCGGCAATAAAAAAGCTGAAGCAGCTTTGAAAGTTGTTGAAGGAAAGACAACTCCTAAAAAGCCTACTGACTACGAAAGAGGTGGCACCCTAAAGGGTACCCTCGGTCCTATTGCTAAGGCTGAAAAAGACAAAAAGATTTATGAAGACCAAATAAAGAAAGCAAACGAGTATTTGAAAAAAGACCCTGAAGATGAATTTGCAGGGTTCATGAAAGAGCGAGCTGAAAAGTCTCTCAAGCCCATCACCAACTCAGAAAAAGTTGTGGAAGGAGTCACGAAAGACGTTCCAAAAGGAACCAAAGTTGAATTTAAGTCTAATGGATTTCTTGGAACTACTTTCACAACTCCTGGAGGAACAGTAGTTACCACATCATTTGGTCAAGGCGATTTTAACTTTCAAGTCAACGGCAAGTATGACGCTGGTCAAATCACAGACCGGAAAGAGCAAATGGCTATTGCTCGCCAAGTTCAGCGTGTCTGGAACGCTCATAGACAAAACTTGCCTGAAGGTTATGTAGTTCAAGCTACAGCTTGGGGAGAGGACGGGCGAGGCGCGTCTCGAATTAGAGCCTATAAACGAATGGGTTTTTCAGATCCGACTTCTGGAACCGATGCAAATCCTGGGACACAGTATGGGCGCATTGGAAAAGGTGGAAAAGTAAGTGCCTCCGACAGGGCCGAGCAAGGTTTAGGCAGCACTCTCCTGATGTTTGCAGAGGGCAAGGACAAAGACACAGCTCTGTGGTACATCGCTATTTTTGGAGCTCCCGATAAGAAAAACGACTTTAACGAAGCGGATTCACTTGAGTTTGCTCGTTGTCAGCGTGCGGACGGGACCTTCTATGGGACTTCGGGAACCTGTCGGAAAGGTACTCCCGTGGGTCCCAAAGAGATGAAGGCCCTGAAGAAAGCCGCGGCCTCTGGAAACAAGAGAGCGAAAGCCGCTCTCGATGTGGCAGAGGGAAAGAAGACAAAGGAACAAGCAAAGAAAGAACTCTCAGGGAAGCCGACAGCAACTAAGCCTAAAACTAAAAAGAAAGCAGAACCCGACCTTCAGACTCAGTACTCTGGCTTAGCAAAGAGAGCTCAGGAGGCTATGGCTAAGGGTGATATGGACGCGGCCCTGAGACTTAACAGGGAAGCGATGAGCGTCGCCGCAAAGATTAAGGCGCAAGAAGAAAAGGGAAGCCCAGAGGCCAAGAAGAGAGGAGAGAAAATTAAGAAAGTAGAAGAGAGACTGAAGAAGGGAGAAAGCAAAGACAAAGTCTCTAGTGACTCTGAGGGAGTGTACATCACTGATAAGGTTGGGAGTAACGAAGTTAAGACTCTCGTCACTCCAAAGACGGACGGATCTTATGAGATTGGCTATAAGGTCAACGATTCCTACACCAAAGGTGGAGTCACAGACCGTCGTCAGCAGGTAAGAATTGCTCTTACAGCGAAGAGACAGTTTGATGAAGCTCTTGGCGGACTTCCTAGCGGGACGAAAGTAAGAGCGTTCGCTTTTGATGAGGATGGTGGAGGCGACGTTCGTAGAAAAGCGTACGAAAAACTTGGGTTTAAGCATCAGGGAAATAACTTGCTGACCGGGGTGATTAAGAACGGTAAAATTGAGGGGTTAGACTTCGCCGAAAGTCTTGAAAAAGATGAGGAAGTTTGGTTCCAGATCATCTTTGGAGTAAGCAGTAGGTAGCTCATGAAGCTTTCGCAACACGGGGAGTTCGACGAAGAACTTCTTTCGTATGTTAAAGACTCTCTCGTAGAAGAATTCAGCGAGGGAGAGTACGACTCTTTCGAGTTTGCGCAACTGTGCCAACGTCGCGATGGAAGCGTGTACGGCACTCAGGGACAATGCCGCAAAGGAACTCCTATCTCTGTGAAGCCCGGAGAGGGCATGCCCGCAATCGCGAAGAAGGCCAAGGAAAGAGGCCTGAAGCAAGCAGATGTGAAGTCCGTAGCGGATGCGGTCCGTGAGAAGTACGGTGCCAAGATCGTTAAGAAAGGTGCTCCGCTTAAGTCCGCCGCTCGTCGCCTCGGAGAGAGGTTAAAGCCTAAGGACGAGGATCAACAGCAAAAGCCCAAGGACCGTCCGCTGGAAGAGCTTGGAAAGCGGTCTCTCGAGCGTGAACAGCTCGCGGCCGGGTCTCGCGGTCTCGCCGCTCGCCGAGAGATGGTGAGGAGAGTGCTGGGAGAGGCGCCCCCTACTCCCCCTAAGCCTAAGGGTGAAGGGACACTGGCCATAGAGAATAAGATTCAAGAAATGCAAAAGGGCTTGGCTCGAGTTCGCAAGGCCAAGGAAGAAGCCAAGGATCCTGTAGCGAAGAAACTCTACGGCTCCATTGAAAGAGCGATGCAGCAGGATCTTAAAAAGATAGCTCGAGCAGGTGATGTTACCAAAGCTAAAGCCGCTAAAGCCGCTGCTAAACTTTCAACACTCCCGCCTAAGAAAGCGATGGTTGTTAACAAGAAGCTTCTCCAGGGCGCTCGTACTCCCGAGCTTATGCGAATCCTTAAGGAGGAGAAGCTTAACGCTTACCAGCGAAAGAGAGTGGAAGGTGAGCTTCGTAAAAGAGGCGTGTCTAGCAGTGCTTTTCCCAAGGGTGCTGGAGGGAGAGCGAAAAGAGGTAAAGCTGTGGGTGAGAAGACAAGCTTTGACATCCCGCAAGGAATTAAAGGTTATGACCCGAAGAAAGACATGTCTGGTCCAGGACAGCTCATCGGCCAAGGCGCTATGGGTCGAGTGAAGCTGACCGAGGGTCCTCCTCCGGGAGTCACGAAGCAAGGGAAGATTGGAGAGTTTGAAGCCGCTGCAATCAAAAAGCTTGAGGGAAGCGGTGTGACGCCAACTCTACACGGAGCCACGGTCTCTGGGAAGGCTAAGATAGTGATGGGGGGTTTAGGTGGTCACGTAAAGGAAGCCTCGGGCTACCTTGGTATGTCTCGCATGGCGGGAGAGCCGTACGGTGACCAACGCTGGCAGATGACTTCTAAGGAGAAAGAAGCGGCGACTGACGAGTATCTCCGCGTACGCAAAGCGATCCACACTCGCGGCGTCGCTCACAACGACATGCACGGCGGGAACTTCTTCTACGATAAGAGCACTGGCAAGGGCGGGCTCGTGGACTTCGGTCTCGCTCAGACTAGTCCTAAAGCAGCTCTCATTGAGGCTCTCGGAACGACCAATGGCCGTGACTGGCAAGCGGACCGTATGCGGGTTAAGGACTACAACACTCGCTCTGTCCAACGCTTCGTGTCCAACTCTCAGAAAGTGAGAGACAAGATGGAGGAAGACTTCGGAGTCAGAGTCAATGCGGAGATCCGCACTTCCATGGACGGAATTAACAGGATCTTTGGTAGGATGACTGACCAAGACGCAGAACGGTACATCAACGAACTTTACGACGGGATCTAATCATGGCATCCAAATCAAAGTACTTCGACCTTATTGCTAAGCGTAAGGAACTCATCTTCCAAGGCAAGAACGAAGAGGCCGAGCGTCTCTTGGACCTCGCCGAGGAGATGCAGCGCCGCGGGCAGGTCACGAAAGAAGAAGCTCTCGCCGCAGCCTACCTCTAAGGAATGACAATGTCCAAACTGGCTGGGTAAAACACTCAGGTACGTCTAGGACAACGACATGTCAGGCTTCGGTCAATTCTCTCAGGAGGCCTACGACCAACTGAGGGAAGCCTACTCTAACCAACTCTCCCAAGCTGAGGATGTGGAAACCGCCGGTGTTAAGATCGGTAGTGACACACTCGGGTTGGAGACCGCACCCTTCAAAGCGGACTGGCTCGACAAGACGGGTCTGTGGAAGTATCCCGACGGAAAGGGAGACTACATGGACACCAAGCAGAGTCAGGAAGACCTTCTCTCCGCTCTCCGTTCTGAGAACGAGGATGAGATCGAGGAAGACATCGACCTCTCCGACCTTTCCGACGAGGAGCTCCTAGCTCTCGCCGCTCAGATGGTTGAGGAGGAAGGAGAGGATGAGGAGGAGGACAAAATCGGTGATCTTACAGACGAGGAGCTCGATGCTCTTCTTGACGAGATCCTAACGGAGTCCGAGGAAGATGAGGAGAGTGAGGACGAGGAAGAGTCTGACGATGAGGAGGAAGAGGGTGATGAGGAAAAGGGTGATGATGCCATCTCCGTGGCGGAGAAGATCGCAGCTCTCAAGGAAGAACTCGCCTCTCTGTCCGCTAACCTGACTCTCGAGGGAGATGAGGAGGAAGCGGAAGCAGAGGACGAAGAAGAGGAACCAACTGAGGCCGTCGAGGAAACCGACTCCGAAGAAGACCCAATTGAAGAAGAGGAGGAGGTTGACTCCGATGATGAATCTGCGTGACACATTGATCGGCGACAATGTCGCCATGAGTAAGCTCGAGGCGAATAAGCGTCGTCGGGCTAAAGTTGAAGCCCTTATCCCGCGAGATCGTAATGAGTATCTCGTCGGTGATGATATCATGAAGGAAATCATGGGCCGTCGTCGCCAAAGAATGGACATGGCGCGACAAAACAAAATCTCCTATCAGGAGGATACATACGGTGTCTCTCATCGTGAGTGGTCGTCCGATATGCGAAAGTCGCTGTCGGAAGGTGAGATGAAAGGAGGTTTTGCCGGTCCGGATATGTCATTCCCGATTGCATCTCCCGGAGACGTCTCCGCGGCTTGGTCATCCGTTGGTAGAGCGAAAAATCCGGACACCGTGATGCGCAAGATTATTTCGATCGCGAAGAAGTTTGGTTGGGAGAGAGGGCTTCCCAAGAGCGTTCGCGATCGTCTTAAAGCCGGCAAGTCCGGTCTACCCGAGTGATCTTGGAGGTCACAATGCCAACATTTATCGAAGCACTTTACCCCGCGATTGCAGGGGTTATCATCGGCGTTGCCACCATGGGCGCCAAAGTCCTCTTGGAGAAAGTCAACGCTCGTAAGTACGCTCCCCTCCTGGGTAAGGTGTACGACGTTGTTGACCCTCTCCTGGATAAGTACTACTCCGGTTGGGACGGAAGCACCATCGACACCGTGCTCGAACTCGCCTTTGACTCGGTGGGTGACGGCGCTCTGACAAACGAAGAGGTGCAGGCCGCTGTGCAGATGGCCAAAGAGAAGTTCCTCCCAGACGTCGCCAAGTCGAAGAAGCTTGACGCTAACACACCCGAAGGCCGCAAATCACTGGAAATCGCTGAGCTCGTGCTGAAGATGGAAGAGGGCGTGAGCAAGGACAAGGTGATTGACATCGCTAAGGCCTCTGCTCCTCTCATCCTTTCCAGCGGCTTCAAGTTCTTCTGATGGGGTAGCCGTGATCGAGATGATCAGCGGTATCGTTGTCCCAATCGTCTTCGCCATCTTTGGTGCGGCCGGTTGGGCCTCCGAACGTAATGGGAAGCTTATCGACCGTCGCTTCAACCAGATCGCTGAGATGGTTGATAAGAACGAGAAAGACATTGAAAAGGTTGAAAGGGACTTGAAAGCCCTCGAGGTCAATCTCCCGAAGGAGTTTGTTCTCCGGGAGGAGTTTGTCGCTCGCATGAGTGACGGAGCTAAGAAGATGGACTACCTCGTAGAGCAGGTGGACTCCATCAAAAACATGCTTATGTACAATAAGGAGCGCAGCTAATGCCGGTACGAAAGGGTCCCGGGTGCGTCCGGGATGTGATGAGAGAGTGGAAGGCCGGAAAGCTCCACTCGGGTGAAGACGGCAAAGTCGTCAAGAACCAAAAGCAGGCTATAGCCATCGCTCTCTCCATGTGTGGGCAGCCTAAGGACAAATCCTACGAGGAAGCAGCCAATGATCTGATGACTGCGCTTAAGAGCAAGGCAGACTTTGGTGATGGTTGTGGCTGCGGTCCCGGGTGCGGATGCAGGTCATGTCGCCGTCGTGCCATGGCCATCGGGTACCCCACTCCTACATTCAGCGAGGCGGAGGTCATAGACATGGTCCGCACGCGCCTCCGAGTGATGCACGGCCGCCTCTCCGACATCGAGAAAGCCATCGAGTTGGCGATGATGTCGGGCGGGGAAGTCGAGATGGAGCAATGGATGGTCGATAAGATCACCATGGCCGCAGACTATCTTTCCGCCGTAGCAGATAACGCTCTCTACGGAGACGGTATTGAGGTTGAGATTGAGGACGAGGGGGGAGAGTACGCCGAGTCAAAAAAGCCTCTGCCCCGCGAGTATAAGAAGGGGCTGACTCAGGAAGAGCAAAAGATCGCTAAGCGAGAGATCAAGGAGACGATGGCTAAGGCTAAGAAGCCTGGGTCGTCAGCTAAGGAGGTGTACGAGGACTGGGAGTCGGACAAGAAGTACAAAGCCCGGAAGAAAAGAAAGGGCGAGTCCATGCCTAAGTCCAAAGCCACCGAAGCGTACGAGAAGATGTACGGTAACGACTCTGAGGATATGAAGGAGGGTGGTTCCGAAAAGTCTCTGAGAGAGAAGGCTAAGAAGTCTGGCATCTCTTACGGCATCCTTAAGCAAGTCTTCGAGAGAGGCATGGCTGCTTGGAGGACTGGACACCGGCCGGGAGTCTCTCCGCAGCAATGGGCTCATGCCAGAGTGAACTCTTTCATCACGGGCGCCGGGAAAGCTCGCAAAGCGGACTCGGACCTCTGGAAGAAAGCTAAGAAGTGATTCGCTCATTCATCATCTGCGGTAAAATCTAACCACACCCGGGGAGAGATGGTAACACGCCATCCTCCCTCCTTTTGTAGGAGGTCTCACCGTGCCCAAGTCGTTCCAGGAAGCCTTCGAGGAGTGGAAGAATGACTCTCGTTATGAGGTCGGGGAAGACATAGGCTGGGAGTTTGCTGATAGCGGAGAAGCACCATGCAAGAATACTGCGGAGTCGATCTCAGAACAAAAAAGTTTTACATCGGTTCAACAAAAGATCTTTCCAGAAGACTAGCGACTCACGAAAAGACACAAAGAATAAGTGCTGATACGTTTTGGCTAATAGGTCTCGAACACGATGACCCGAATAGAACAGAAGAACAGTTTTACCTAGACTTCTATTGGGATACTCCTCTCTGCTTAAACTTATCACCTAACTCCCAACTTGGAAATGCCCCGCCAAGTCGAGCTAAGAAGTCTCTAGAGGCTCGGGCTAAGATAGCGACTAAAGCCAAAGGAAATACTAAGGGTAGGATAAACAAAGGGAGCAAGTTTTACTATCATCCGGAGACGTTAGAAACACGTAGAATCTTAGCAGGTCAACAGCCGCCTGAAGGATGGAAACTTGGCAATCCCTCAATTAGAGAAACAAACTTCGGCTATTCCGTTTGGAAGGATGCCAGCGGTAAAAGAGTCAGAGTGTACCCCGGTGATGATACAACTGGATTAACTCCTCCGGCTCTAAAAAGAAAGGATCGCTCTTCTCTAGAATTCAAACAATCGAGAAGAAAACAATTCTGATAAGTCCCACACTTATCCTAAGCTCTTCAGCAAATCCATTATGTGCGCTCAACGTATACAATTAAAGAGGTCTTCAGTCCAAGGCCGCCGCCCCGCTGATCAATATCTCGAGCCCGGTGAACTCGCGCTTAACACAAATCAGAATGATCCGGGACTTTTCTTCGAGACGAATACCGGAGACATCGCAAAGGTCGGCCCCGCCTACATCGGATCCCAGCCGCCTACGACGGAAGTGGGATACGGTCCGGGAGAACAATGGCTCGACACCGGCAACGGCACTCTCAATCTCTACGTTCCCGCACTCGGGCAGTGGGTGCCAATGCAGTCTCCCCTATTTGGTGGAGCTGACACGGCGATCTTTGTCGGATCTGAGTTTCCCGAGGCATCCGATGATCTTTCGAACGATGGTATCGCACGGCCTTTCGCTACACTGAACCGAGCGATGATCGAGGTGGCGCGCCGCTCGATTCTTGCTGGGCGTAATGATGACGTGTTCAACGGTCGCTTCACGATCGTACTGCTTCCCGGTGAGAACGTTGTCTGTAATGACCCCGGAGTAGATCTCGGCTTCTTCGAGCAGCAAGTCGCGGGATTCGCTCAGGATCAGAGCATCACGCAGGACCTCATCCGCCTCTTCAACGCTTCGGAGGGCGGCCTCGTGGTTCCTCGCGGAACTTCCATCATCGCTCTCGATCTTCGTAAGACCGTCATCCGTCCGACCTACTATCCCTTCTGGTCTCGGACTCTCTTCGAGGAAGACTCAGCACTTATTGAACCTCGCTCCTCCATCTTACGCTGGACGGGCAACTCTTACTTCACGTCCTTCTGCTTCAAGGACAAGGTCAGCCGTGTGAGCGTGTCTGGGATCGATGCAGCAGACGGAGATGATCCCGCTATCCTTACATCCCTGCGTCCTCACGGGTTCCGTACTCTAGTCACCACCGGAGCATCCTCTGACGAGATCGCGGCTGCGGACCGCGTGACGCTCTCATACCCAGCCGGAGTTCCGCAGCTGTATGACGGCGTACACACTGTCTCCGCCGGCGACTACTACGCGGAGCCTCTGACGACTTACACGTTCCGCCTCCGTGACATTGACACGGGAGGGGTGATCCTCCGCAATCAACTCCCAGAGATTGGCGTTCCCGGATCCTCTCCGCCTGACTTCCTCACCCTCACTTATCCGCTTACGACACACCACCGCCTCACCTGCTTAGACTTCGCGACGGAGGAAGACCTCAACGTCTTCTACTCAAAGGTCCAACGCGCCTTCTCCCTGCAAGACTTCGCTGGCACGGTCAATAACGCCGAAGTCGCTCCGGGAGAGACGACTATCGTGGCTCAGTTGCCCGCAGTCCCAGACGACACTGTGGATCGTGTGAAGAACGCGTCTCCGTACATCTTCAACTGCTCCACGCGTTCTGACTATGGCCTGTGTGGCGGTCTGGTTGACGGTGCTAAAGTCAACGGCTTCAAGTCGGCTCTCTTCTGCAATTACACTGTAGTCTCCCTGCAGAACGACCCAGACGTCTACGAAGTGTACAACGCTACGGAGAAGACCTGGGTCTCTCTGAAAACGGCCTACGCTGCGTCTAAAGGTATCCCGGTCGCAGACGTGACTTCCGAGGACGCCATCGACTACCTTCTCTCCACGGTGAAGGTCAGTGACATCCGCTTCTACTACCGCACTGCCTTTGACTCTCCCGACGACAAGAGCTCGGGTCTCCCAGACGATGTCTCGGACACACGCCACTACGCGGTGAAGGCGACCAACTCCGCTTTCTCTCAGATCGTCGCGTCCTTCGCGATCGGCGTGTCGGTGAACTATTGGGCTAAAAATGGCGGAACCATCTCGGTGACTAACGCCAACTCGAACTTCGGTGGCATCGCTCTGAGAGCAGAAGGATTCGCGGGCATCGGTACTTCTGGTGGCTCGGAGGATCCTGACAAAGGATTCACAATCCAAGGCATTCGTCGTCCCGCGGCGATCACCAAGCAGATGGTGCTCGACACGAACAATACGAAGCGAATCTTCGTCAACGCTCGCATCTCCGCAATCACCGATACGACAATCAGTTTCGACACCGAGCTCGACACTCGCGCGATCCTTCCTTACACTTTCCGTCAGGGAAGCTACGTGTGGATCGAGGACTACGACACGGGCACGACGTATAAAGCCCAATTGTCTACCGTCGGCAACCCTCTCTCCTCTGACAGTCTCACACTCACAACGGAGACGGCCGGCAACGAGATCTACGCCGCGGTGAACAGCGGCGTGCCATTAACTCGTTTGAGCCTGATGTACATCCGGCGCTTTGTAGATCCACGTCCTCCTATCGATCGGAACTATTCGCTGTGGGTGAACAATACGTCCCAGTCCCACCGTCCGCCCGAGATCGGCTTCATCCTGAGACTAGCCGAGAAGCCTGGAGCGGGTGTTGCTGACTTGCTCAAAATCGGGTCCCAGTTGGATCCGGGGCAGACTGGCGGCTGGAACCACCTCTTCAGCGTGACCGACACGAGAACATCGTCCGAAGGTAACAACCCCAACGGGTCCGAACCGCTTATCGTCCCCACTCAAGGCTCGCAGAATTATTACGTGACTCTTTCTTCCGCAGACGGATTTAAGCCTTGGTTACCACAGGGAAATAACGGATTCGATACAACTAATGTCGAGTTTAACTATCCGCGAGGAGCTTACGCTTCGTATGAGGAACGACTTTTCTACGCGTCTTTTAACGATGAGGCTCAAGAGGAGTATAAGCCTGACCCAGTGGAGAACAAATCCGCGTGGCTTCGGAGCAAGAACTACGAGTACTGTCAGCCCGTCACCGACACCTGGATCGGTTCCGACAGTGTGGCTAACACACAGGATCCCACCGACAGTTACCCTCAGCTCTCCTGCTATCCGCGCGGAGTTCAATACGATCTAACAAACCCGACGTTCAACAACGTGTACGATAATGATGACGGTACGACCACATTGGGACTGATTTCCGGCGGATCGTCACTCGCGGACGCGACCATTTACGATCCGTGGTGGCACCCGACGAAGGCGGCGATGACTCGTTTGCTTGTACTTCTCGGATTCTCCTATGAACAGGTGGAAGCGATGCTTGTTCCGCAACTATGGACCTCACGCAATCTCTCCGTGACGGCGATGGAGAATGTGGGTCCTAACGGTTACGCTCACTATACCGGCACTTGGCCCGTGGAGTTTAACCGCCCATCCACGATCCGTTGCGGTAATCATACGTGGGAATGGGCCGGATATTACACCTACGCTAAGGGTCTTCCGCGTTATCAGACCTCGCAGCTCTCTCTCCGAGAGCGCTTTGACGCGATGTCGATGGAAGTGTGGGGCGGAGTGATCTACGCGACCGGACAGGACGAGCGCGGAGAGTTCCTGATCACCGGTAAGACGGTCGCGGGCGGTACTGGCACGACCCTCCTCCGCACGGAGGTTACTTAGGAGTATTTCGCGCCGCAGGACGTGACGGCGTAGGTTTACGATAAGAGTTCCCAGGTACAATAAGTATCTGGGACTCTGTCAAATATGAGACATTACGTATACGTCACCAAGGGAGATTGTGGGAGATATTACATCGGCGTAAGGTCCTGCGAGTGCGATCCCGCTGAGGATCCCTACATGGGTTCGCATAAGGACCCAGAGTATTCTCCCGTGGAGAAGTGGGTTTGGTCGGAGTTTGAGACGCGCGAGGAGGCTGCGAATGCCGAGGCCTCTTTGCACGAGGTATTTGACGTGGCGACGAGTCAGCACTTTGCAAATAGGTGTAAGGCTACACCAAGTGGGTTTAGCGTCTTGGGGATTTCTTGGGGAACCCACAGTAAAGAGACTAAGGCACTGTTAAGCCAACAGAAGAAAGGACAAAACAACCACAGGTGGGGTAAGCCTTCAAGTCAAAAACAAAAAGAGGCTGTAAGCAAGGCTTGGAAAGGCAAAAAGAGGCCCGAAGAGACTCGTCAAAAGATGAGAAAAGCTCAAAGAGGGTTTAAGAAACCTCCAGGGTACGCTGAACGTATGAGTGAGCAGAGAAAAGAATATAGGTGGTACTACGATCCGTTGGAGGATAAAGCCCACATGGTGCACCCCGATAAGGCTGAACAGCACTGGATTGAAGGGTGTAAGAAAAGGCCAAAATGGCTTGGGTAAATTCAGCTCAGAGATCTTAATCTCACAGAGCTCCTTGAATTAGGAGATCACTACTTACTGTCGAGTTTGAGGACAGAACCCTGACGACAAATCTACAGCTGCTAAGAAGCAGCGTTTCACAGAAGAGACCTTCGCCTACGTCTCTTCTCGAAGGCCAGCCCGCGGTAAACCTAAACGTTGCTGAGCCTGGCCTCTTCTTCAAAGCAACCGACGGCACCCTGTTCAAGGTGGGCCCGGTCGCCATCACATCCAGTGGCTCTCCGCCGAACTCCGCCGCGGCCGGCCCCAGCGGTAACGTCCAGGGAGAGACGTGGCTCGACGGACGCTCCTCCTTCGCCAACGCGGTGATGAAGGTCTACAACGGTACCCAGTGGGTGCCGGCGAGCGGCTTTCAGGTCGACAACGCCAACGGGAACTTCTCGCTGTCGAAGACCCTCACGGTCTCCACCCTCATCGCCAACGGCACTGGGGCGAGCGCCTACATCCGCGTTCCTAACGGTCCCTCCGCTGATGAGTCCAGCATCACGCCAGCCGCGGGCATGGTGCGATTTGACACCACCACCAACTACTTCCGCGGTTACGACGGGACAACCTGGACCGACCTGTCCAGCGGCAACCTGACGAACCTCAACGTCAGCGGCAACGCACAGATCAACGGGACCCTGGGAGTGGATGGTAACGTCACCCTGGGCAACGACGACACGATCGACACCCTGCAGGTCAACGCCGCCGCGACGTTTTCCAATGGCGTAACAGTCGGCACGGACTCGAGCGATTTCCTCACCGTTAATTCCCAGACGACGTTCGCCGCCGCCACCCGCCACATTAACCAGCAGCCCCTGCGGTTCCACGCTGGCACCGTGGCCGGTTCCAATTATGTGGCTCTCCGCGCTCCCTCGTCCATCGCGGCCAACGTCACCTGGACGCTGCCCAATGCCGACGGCGCTCCTGGGCAATTCCTTCAGACCAACGGAAGCGGATCTTTGACTTGGTCATCCGACCAGGGCCCCATCCAGGAGTTTAGTCAGACAATCGCGACCAATTACACGGTGACGCTAGGAAATAACGCCCTGTCTGTTGGCCCCGTGGCCGTAAACCCAGGCGTGACCGTGACGGTGCCCGTGGGTTCCCGCTACGTCGTGGCCTAAGCCATTAGTCTTTTCATCTTTCACCCAAGCATTCCATTCTTAAGGAACCATGGCATACGGAACAATCCGCGCTGACATCATCGAGGGGACCAACGTCACCATCGACCTCTCCGTCGCCGGCCAGTACGATTTTGCGGGCGATCTTCTCCCGGACGCCTCCGGTAGCCGAGATCTCGGAACTGCGGCCCTCCAGTGGGGCACCCTGTACATCAACGCGATTGACGGGTTCACCGCTGAAGGAGACATCATCCCCGACGTGGACAGCGCTCACGACCTCGGGTCATCCGCTCTCCGCTGGGCCAACCTCTACGTTGACGCGATCAACGCGGCCGGTAATGTAGTCCCCTCCGCCGACAGCACTCACGACCTCGGTACCAACTCCGTCCGCTGGCGGAACGTCTACGCCGACGACGTCTACACCGGTGACCTTCACCTGAAGAACGACAAGGGCGACTGGACGATGATCGAGGAGAGCGACTTCCTCACCCTCAGAAACAACAAGACCGGACGAGTCTTCCGACTCGTCATGGAGGAAATGGAAGGCTGACGCCTTTCCCTCCACGCTATTCTCAACCTGCACGACCGCAGGTCGTGAAACCCAAAGATTATAGCCCTTAAGTCTTATCTTCTGGGCCGCAGCCATCAGCACATTACTCTTCACTCATCATGGCAGTCTTCACAGGGAACGGCGCAGTCGCCACCCCCAGTTTCACATTCTCATCGGACACGGATCTCGGACTCTACCGCTTCTCGTCCAACACTCTCGGTATCGCGGCGCAGTCCGAGAACATCGCGCTGATGACGAAGGACCGCACTCGCATCTTCGGCAACACAGAGTACACGAGCGTCACCACGGGCACCGACACCCTCGCGGTACTCACGGACTACGACGTTGCGACGGGCCCTCTTAACAAGAAGAGTCTCATCACCTGCGGCCTCCGCTCCAGCGACTTCGGCACGGAACAAGGCTGGGTGAAGTTCGGCGCGGACTTCCGCTCGAACTTCACCATTGAGCCCAACTTTACCGTCTGGCAGAGATTTGGTGTAGCGCCAGCGGAAAGGGAACTCTTTACCGCTAGACACTTAACCGACGGCTCCTACATCGGACTTCCGACCAGCACCGGCGGCATTGTGTTCAACGGCGATGCCTTCACGGCCGCCAACGCGCTGGACGACTACGAGGAGGGCACTCATATTTCCACTGTAACATGCGGAACCTCCGGGACAATCACCCTCAACGCCGCCAATCAGCGTCTCTACTATGTGAAGGTCGGGGGTTTAGTTTCAGTCGGGGGATCCTTGTCGGTCTCGTCGATCTCGTCCCCAGTCGGCTATTTTGAGATAGACCTACCATTTACTGTAAGTAACACGTCACAAGCCGCTAGTTTCATAGGGATTTCGGTAATCGTTAATAACGTTAACTCGGGAAATGTTGGGGAATTTGTCGGAAGAACACTTGCTGGAACTAATAAACTAAGGGTTCATCATGCAATAGGGACATCTTACACTAATGCTTCCGCCCAGGAAGTCACCGCAACTTCGGTGATTCTTTTTTCCTTCAGTTACTTTGCAGGCTGATCCCCGGCGCAATCCGGCACAACTACGAAACCCCTGACCCTGTAAACCTGTCACTGCCCGACGGCAGTCCCTAATCATGGCAACTTTCACAGAAAGCTTCGAGTACAAACTCGAGATCATTCCCCCTTACTCCATCATCCAGTGCCGCGAAGCCACCATCGTCAAAAAGGACGGTGAGGAGGTCGGTCGTAGCTACCTTCGTCATGTTGTGGCCCCCGGAGACGACCTCACCAACGAGTGCGAAGAGGTGAAGGCGGTCGCCGGTGCCCTCTGGACACCCGAGGTCATCGCCGCCTACCAGGCCTCGATTCCCACCCCCGCTTCCGACGCCGAGTGATCGTTCCGGGAACCTAACTCCCACCCGCCCCTCCTCCGCGAGGGGCTTTTTCATGGAAACCGCGGAATGGTTTCGGGGTAAAACATCACAGAAGAACTTGTACTCCGAGAGAGTCATCCACGAGCGACTATGACCTTCCTCGTACAGCATATCAGATCCGGCGAGTACGCCAGGAGGCCACAGCCTCTAGATCTTTCCCCCGGACAGCTGGCGGTAAACTACAATTCGGACTCCACCGGCCTCTACTTCCGAACGGACAACGGTGAGCTTGTGAAGGCTGGTCCGGTGCACGTTGGGACTGACGCGCCACATCAAATCAACTGGACTGAGCGTTCTGTCGGGGAGATGTGGCTGGATATTACGGACCCGGTGAGCCCGTCGATGAAGGTCTACACGGAAGCCGGCTGGGTCGTGGTCAACGTGCTTGACGGAACGATCACCACGGATAAGATCGCCAACGGCGCGGTCACAGCCGCAAAAATCTCCCTCAATAACTCCCTCTTCCCGACGGATGATGACCAATTCGATATTGGTTCTTCTTCTCGACGTTTGGCAAATCTATACACGAGAGTAATCACGACCGGGGACCTTAATCTCAAAAGCGAGGCCGGTGACTGGACTGTCATCGAGCAGGACGACTTCATCAAGCTTCGCAATAACCGCACTGGCAAGTCGTTCAAGATCGTCATGGAGGCGATCGACTGATGGCGACTACGATACAACTTCTCCGCTCCGATATTGCGAGGCAAAGACCCGATCCCGGCGTATTGGCCAACGGCGTCCCGATGGTCAACCTCAACGAAAGCGAGCCCGGACTTTTCTTTTCAGATCGTACCGGAACTCTGTTCAAAGTTGGGCCCGTGGCTATCGGAGATGAAGTTCCCAACACGAACCCAGAGGGGGAACCCGGCAATTCCAAGGGAGAGGCCTGGCTAGACACTTCCGGCTCGAGCCCTATCTTGAAGATCTACGACGGCGGTGTGTGGGTCACATGCTTCGACGATCCTGGTGGCACAGTCACGTCCGTCGGTCTCACCTTTGACTCCGTCTTCAATGTAAGTGGAGCCCCGGTGACTTCTTCCGGAAGCATATCTGCGACCCTGCAAGATCAGATCAAGAACAGAGTATTCGCCAGCCCGGACCTCTCCGACGGTACACCGACGTTCCGTGCTCTCGTCGCCAACGACATCCCCGGCATCGACGCCTCCAAGATCGTCACCGGAGCTCTAGACCCAGGCCGTATCCCCAGCCTCGACGCGTCAAAAATCACCACGGGAACATTCTCCGCATCCCGCATCCCAAACCTCAACGCGTCAAAGATCACAAGCGGAACTCTACCTTATACGGTGGGCGGTACGGGCGTGTCCGCTGCTCCACTTGACGGAGAACTTCTCATAGGCAATAACGTCGGGGGCGGTTGGACTAAGACGACCCTCACAGCCGGGGTAAACATCGGAATAGCTAACGCGGGAGGGTCTATCACCATCTCCGCCTCCGCGACTCCGACTCTCACTTCCGTCATCCTAGACGATGGTGCTGGGGAAACTCTGACCCTTGGAGTGCAAAACATTCCGCCGGCCGGGTCTTACACACTAAGATTTCCGACCGCGGACGGGACCTCCGGCAATGTCATGGTGACGGATGGCGCAGGGGACCTCTCTTTCGTCTCCTCGCTGAGCAACATCACGTCTATCTCTGGCCTCACCGATCTTTACGCCGTAGGCGCCCTGACGATCTACGCGGGCGGTGCGGCCAACAACATCATTCTCGAGCCCACGGGCGGCGGTCTCGTTCAGATAGGAGACAACGCTCCGACGTCCCCGGGTCTCAAGGATAATGTCGCGGTCCTGGAGACGCGAGTATCCGACGACAGTGACTACGCGGAGCACGCTGCCGCGATCTTCCAGACCGCGAAGGCTTACACGGTGGGAGCCGGAGCGAACCAACTCCCAGCCGGCACCGTCGGGCAGATTGCGAGAGTAACCGACGCTAGTGCTCCAGCTATCGGTTCAATAGTCTCAGGTGGGGGAGCCGCCGCCGCTCTCTGTTGGTACAACGGCTCCAACTGGACTGTGATCGGGGTATGACCTCGGAAGAATAAGAACTCAGACACGCCATGGCATCCAGCATCCAGCTCCTCCGCTCCACGAACGCCCAGGAGCGCCCCTTCCCGAACAATCTTCTCGAGGGCCAGCCCGCTCTCAACCTGAACTCCACGGAACCTGGACTCTTCTTCAAAGCCGCGGACGGCTCTCTGGTGAAAGTAGGCCCCGCTGCGATCACCGCGGACGGTTCTCCCCCCAACGCCTCAGCTACCGGGCTGACTGGAAACACCGTTGGGGAGATGTGGCTCGACAAGTCGGTCGCCCCGCCAGTGCTCAAGATCTACGACGGGGCCTCCTGGATCGATGCCGGCAGCGGAAGTGGCGGCGGTTCCAACGTCTCCCTCCTGAGGTGGACGAAGACGGCGACTGGCGGAGAGACGTCCCTGTCCGGCCCAGACGACTCGGGGCAGCAACTCGCGTACACGCCCGGACTCGAGCAGTTGTATCTCAACGGCGTGCTTCTCGAAAGGGGGGCGGACTATGCGGGGACAAACGGCACAACGTTCTCCAGCCTAGCGGCTCTCACCGCCGGGGACGTTATTGTGGTGCTTATCTATTCTCCCTTCAGCGTCGCAGCCATCCCGGACGGGTCGATAACGACCGCAAAGCTTGCTGATGGGGCTGTAACGACTGCGAAGCTCGCAGATGATGCCGTAACGACCGCGAAGCTCGCAGATGATGCCGTAACGACCGCGAAGCTCGCAGATGATGCCGTAACGACCGCGAAGCTCGCAGATGATGCCGTAACGACCGCGAAGCTCGCAGACGGAGCCGTTACGGACTCTAAGATCCCCGCCGGAGCGGCGGTAGATTCTAACAAGTTGGAGTACGATCCGGGCATTGTCACTGACGCGGCCGCGGTGGCCCCTTATCCGTTGTTTGGAACCATGGCTCCGGGCTCGGTACCGGTCTCTGTTAATGATAAGTTTGAGGAGTATGTCAGCATCGACGACTTTGGGGCGGTCGCTGACGCGCAGATTCGCTACGACGGAGAGACGGTCGGGGGATCAAAAATCTTAAGGTGCTCAGAGCCGATCTTTTCTTCGGCGGATGCCGGAAAGAGTGTGGTGATCCAGGGGGTTGACGACTATGGTTTCTTTAACAGCCGCATCACTGGGGTTAACAGCTCCACCGAGGTCCGACTCCAAGGCACACCGACTTACTCTGAGACAAACGTTAAGTTTGCTTTCGGGTCGGATAACGCCCCCGCTATCAATGCCGCCGGCGCTTACGCTTTAAAAAGGTACGAAACCGAAGGGAAGAAGACCGGGGTGTTTATCCCAGCGGGAACTTACGGTATTTCTTCTTTAACCCTGTATGTTTCCCACACGTCCTACTTTGGGACTGGCAGGAGCTCTCAAATCGTGAACGTTTCAAACGTTTGGACTCCGGGCAGTTTTGGGACCGGGTTAAGTAGAGGAAGATATCTGGTGAGAGTGTATAAAGCCGCCAATGACGTAAATCGTGGGGACTTTTTCATCACGATGACAAACCCCGCGGACGCCTCTTACATCGGCACCGGCCTCCGTCTCATAAAGAGTCAATCGAGTTATACTCCGAGTGGTGATAACCCGGACTTTGCAGAGATTGTTAACGTCTTGGAAGTAGATTCGACCACAGGGAGGCTCTACCTAGAGCATCCGCTTAACTACTCCTTCGTCGGAGTCGAGGTTGCTAAGCCCAACGATTACACAAACGGATCCAGTCCAGCTGACACCTGGGTGATGAAATCCTCGATAAGAGACGTTTCTATCATCAGCAACAGCGATTCGACGGCCATAAACTTTAGCGGGTGCTACGAGATCGAGGTTTACAACTGCTACCTAGAGTCTCCCGGTCGTACGAACTCCAACGCGGTTAACCGGCTCTCGATGCGCAACTGCACTCTGGCCTGCGCGAACGGGTTTATGGAGTGGAAGACCGGGTCGGTAGACAGCGTGTTCGAGAATATGTTTTTCTTGCGCATCCCTCCTCCGAAAAGAGGAACTAGAATCCCGCAACAGCCCAGTGAGCCGATCATTGACTGGGGAGAGGGGTCCAAGGGTCTTACTTTCCGAAACATCTCCGTGTTTGCCCCGGGAGCGGAGTTTCCGAATGGGGTAAGCGGACAAGCTACAACCGAAGCAGATATCACATTCGATAACATCTACATCAGAGCTAAGTCGATCGATGAAGGCATTGTCTTAAGAACTACTAAAGAAGAGTCCTCTGGTAACTTCCGCTTCACCAACTTTCACTTTGACGTGGAGGAGATGAGGTATGTCGTGCTTGCACAGGTCAACAGCCTTATTAGCCCCCAGGCCGTGATGATGGACTATTACGTAGAGAACGTCTCGTGCAGAGGAGACACCAACGTCACGACCGCTGCGATTGCCGCTTACATGCCATCGGAGTACTGGCCAAATGCCACCATCACCAATGTGAGAGCTAACGGCCGAGTGATTCTCGGTCAGAAAAGCTCCGGTAGTAAGAACAAGGTGCCAGACGGCATCCTGAGCAACTGCATCACGTCTTACTTTGTCGATCCGGATAACGTGAGCATCAACCTCAAGGGGAACTCTCGGTTCGGTGAAGGAGACCTGTGGTTCGAGTGCTTCCGAGTGACCGCCGCGGAGAGCGTGACGTCCACAGTCGTTAACGACACGTGGCGCACCTGCAACTTTCCCGCTCTGCCCGCGTATACGTACGGAGCGGATAAGATCCTCTTCGAGGGCAAACTCGTGATGGTCGGCGCCGCTAACCACTATTTCACCGCCTTCGACGGGGCAAATAGCACGTCAGCCGCCCCGATCAGCTCCACGGACGGGGAGGTCGTCATGGTATCCGGGGAGATATTCGTGACCGAGACATCCTACGAACTCACGATGGTACTCACGTCCAACTCCGGGACCCGCATAGAGTCGATCACAAGGGCCGCTACTCCTCGCACGGACGGCTACCCCCTCGAGTTTAGGATCTGGAGCGATAGCGGCTCCGTGTCAGTAAGGAACTTCTCTATCAAACCCGCTCTCTTCGGATCATGACAAAGCCCAGACTCATCGCCGACAGCGCGAACGACAACTCCATCGACGGCGACCGCCTTATCGACGGATCAGTTTCCTTAACCAAGATTTCAGGCGGAGGCGTCAGCACTAGCTCTAATCTAGTAAGTTACACCCCGTTTGGATCCACTGGTACCGAGACTACGCGCTCTGTTCAAACAAAATTCCGAGAGGCCTTTTTCAGTGTGAAGGACTACGGAGCAGTTGGAAATGGAACAACTGACGACACCGTTGCAATCAACAATGCTATTGATGCGTGTCATTCCGCTGGCGGCGGAGTCGTATACTTTCCAACCGCACAATACGTCGTCAAAAGAAAGAGTCCTTTAGATAATGGCCCCAGTATTAGACTACTTCCTAATGTTTCTTTGGACGGGCTCAGAAGCACTTTAATCGTAGATGACAACTGCTCTGCGCTATCGACAGGACCGGAAAGTTTTTCTGTTGATGCCCTAATTATCTCGAGTATCTCTCAATACAGTACGTCTATCACTGTAGATGACGCAAGTGGGTTTAGTGTGGGAGATGATGTGTTTGTCAGGATTATCGATAACTCCGCTGATGACTTTGAAGCAAAATATACTTACTTCACCAACATTACTAATGTTGTCGGTAACGTCTTATCCGTGAACTTTCCAGCTCCCGAGCTTATGGACGTTGCCTCTACAGAGACGCGGAATAGACGAGTTCAAAAGGCGGAGTGGGTGAATGGAGGGTTCATCAAAAACTTCCGCATTATTCAGGGGAGTTCTGGAAACGTTGAGCAAGCAATTCAAGTCTTTTATGCGAAAAACTTCCTCGTAGAGGGCGTAGAAGCTAAAAACCCTGGATCTGCTGCAGTTCGAGTCTCCTACTCTAACAACTGTGTGGTTAGAAACATAAGAGTCCCAGAATCAGAAGCACAAGGGGGTCAAGCGTCTAAGGGCAGGGTCATAACAGCATGGAACTGTCAAAACATTCTCTTTGAGAATATCCAAGGAGAAAGATTTCAAGGTGCTGGTCTTTTCTTAGAATCCTACTGTAAAAACGTGGTCTTTAAGAACGTAGAGTTAAGAAACACAGCAGATTACGCAAATCTTCCCAGAAGTGCTAACTCTTTGATCTACATCAGCCAGGGGTCGGAAATTCAATTCGAAAATCTTTCTGTTTACGGAAAGGGTAGTGGACAACTCCTTGTTAATGTCGGGGGAAATGTTGATTTCCCCGCTTATTCATTTAACGGGCTGTATCTAAGAACAGACAGTGCCCTAGCAAATATAGCTGTTAGCAACATTTGCGGAGGAAAGTTTGTAGACGGGTTTAACGGAGTGAATCTTGACTATTCCTCATTGAAAAGAGTATCTCATACTTTTACTTATCAAAATAGTTGGACTGCCCATAATCCGGGGCCTAAGCCCCCCAAGGGGGTTATTCTTCAGGGCTTTTATTACCTTAATGACACCACAGGAGTTGGAGACATCTTTTTAGTGAGAGACGGTGGGGGATCCGTTAGTATTCCAAGCTCATCTCTCTCTGTGAATTCCCGAGTTTCTATACCCAACATAGGGATATACGGAACTAATTACCAGTTCAACAGTCCAACTAGCAGCGCTAGATACTCTTTATACTCCACAGTTGTAAATCCCGGAACAAAGATCACATTTGAATGGGTGTACTTAGCAGCGGACGAAGATGATTCTCAATGTCTATTACAGGTAGAGAGTTAAAAGTCTAGATCAACCTCGTCCTCGTCCCTCTTAGCGAACGACCCGACGATCTCCGAGGGAGTGGTGTAATCACCGCTCCCTTTTGATCTATTTGCCGCCGCGCATGCGGCAATGAGGCGGGCGTTCTCCTCGTGGAACATCGCCCACGCGTCGTTGTACTTCGCCTCCTTGAACCGCTTCAAGTTGGGAGGGCCACACAAGGCAAAATCACAGTAGGTTAACCCGAGGGAATCAACCCATTCGTCCGCTATCTGCACGAAAGGCTTCCCGAGGTGATCGATGTCCACGCGCATTCCCGGCCTTAGCTGCTTCCCAGTCACATAACACTCAATCGGGTACGAGAGAGACTTGCGATAGGAGCGGAGCTGGTGATCCACCAACTGCCTCATAGCTGCACGCACGGCTGTGACGTGCTTCCTCTCTACGTTGGGTGTGCGGACAGTCTGCCTGGGAGGATAGAGAGCGTCAACGAGTTGGTTCTTTGGGATGGGGTACTCCTTGCCGTCTCCTCTCTTTATCACAGCCATCTTCACCTTGCGAGGACCGCACGGCCACATCTTCACGCGGAGTTCCACGTCGGGTTCGTTAGCGACTGTGGAGAACCGCTCCGCTAAGCGTGCCGCGGTGATGATGAAGTTGCGAGGTTCTCCTATGAGCTTGGAGCCCGCGCGGTGTGAGTCAACGATGCGTGAGAGCTTCTTCGCGAACTCGCCCTTACCGAGTCCGAACGTGTCTTTGCCTACCGTCATGAGTCTAGGATCGTAACCTCCCATCCGTTGGTGCTCTTAAGCCGTCCTCTTGCAACCATCGCTAGGCGACCTGGGTTAGTCCCATCCTTAAGCACAGTCTCACATATCTCCGTCCAAGTCATACCGCCCGGGACGTCGTACCCCTGCCCAGTCCTCTTATTGACGAGTCTCTTATTCGCGTGACGTAGAGCATACACGGTCGGACCGGGCTCTGGGACTGGGACATGGAACTCTCTTAACTTAAACTCCTGTGTCATAGGTTTCTCAAATCTACGGAGAGTTTTACCAAAATGATCTCGGTTATTGAATCTGGGCATAACTCATTGATCAACTCAAGCGAGTTTTACCCGAAACTATCAATTTGTGACATAGTAAGAGCAGTGAGCACGAGAGAGCCGTGTCCTCTCTCCTCTCGTTGCAGTGTCCTCTCTCTGCTCTCTTAGAGCTTTGAGCACAGAGCAGTTTACTCGAGACAGGCTCCTCTACAATAACTTCGTAGACGCAGGGACCGCATGGGCCCATGAGCCACTATTCCCCCGTGCCGCCGGAGGAGAGGGTTTACGCTAAGAACTACCGAAAGGAGCTTTTGCCATTCGAGGCACAGCTCGTAGAGGTATCTGGACGAGTGAAGGAGGTCCGGGAGCACCCGGAGCGTGCGGATCTCCAGTCTCTTTTGCTTGTCAATCTGATTGTACACCCGCTTCCTCGTGGCAAACCGAGGCACAGTATCAAACTTCCCCACCTATGGGTGCTAACTAAGCACATCGTCAGGCTGGGAATTGAAACGAAGAGAGGCAGGAGGATCACTTTCCGGGGGTCTGTCTACGCCTACTACCGGCTTGGAGGAAAGTCTAAGCAGAGAGGCCTCCACGGCTTCCACGACTTCTCCATCCTCCCGATGGGACAAACCGAGCTCGAGACCTTCACACCCGGGATCAAACAACGCTATTCAAATGATGAAGTTAAAGACGACACGACCGACCGAGGAGGAGATTCAGGAGGCCAAAGAGAGCGCGGAGAAGTGGTGCCGAGAGAGGCTTGCCGATCCTTTCACTCTCATCGTGGACACGGAGACGACTGGGATCCTGAGCAAGGACCCTGAGACTGAGATCTGCCAGATTTCCATCATTAACACAGCGGGCCGCTCCGTGTTTTCCGCTTTGGTCAAGCCCAATAGTAAGATGGGCAAGGAGGCCTACGAAAAGCACGGGATCACTCCTGAGATGGTGGAGCTATCGCCGACTTTCCCAGAGATCGCTCCTCTCCTTGCTCAGATCATCAAGGGACATCACCTCGTGGCATACAACGCCGCGTTTGACATCCACCTCATCACTCACCTCTTCGGTAAGTACGACAAAGACATCCCAGACTTTGACACGTCCTGCGCCATGGAGGCTTACTCCAAGTGGTGCGGTAACTGGCAGAGCAGCAAGAAGGACTGGAAGTGGCACAAGCTCCCGCAGCTCGCGCACGGCCAAGCGCACGACGCTCTCACCGATTGCATGTCAACTCTTCTGCTGATGAAGAAGATGATCGGCGACTTCACTGAAGAGCCTGATCTTAATGACATCGACCTCAATTTTTGAGATAACATTATGTTAAGACTCTTAGAACTTCTCCTTCGCGGTCACATCCACGAGTGGGAGACCATCGACAAGAAACGCCTCGAGTGGACCAACGACTTCGGAGACAACGGGATTGGCACTCGCTACTTCCTCCGCTGCAAGAAGTGTGGCTGGGTCAAGAAAATCGACTGTAAGTAACGACCATGAACTACGCAGACAAACGCGACAAGGCTATTGGCATCCTGATGGAAGAGATCCGAAAGGCTCCCGGCACCGTGGAGGCTATCATCTGGAACTGCAACAGCGAACTCCACGAAGTGTGTGAGGAGACCTATGAGTGGCTCGCAACGCTGCGACGCTTCCCTGTGTACCCCAAGCGAGAGGTCCAAGATGGGGATGTTTGACTTTGTGAGGTGCGCAGCGCCTCTTGATGATCGAGTGGGGCCTCAAGACGTGTTTCAATGCAAGGACTTGGACTGCTGCATGGACATATACTGGGTAGATCCCGATGGTCAACTCTGGAGAGTAGATGAGTCGGGTACTTACGACATCGTCGAGGAAAGTGCCGAGGATGTTCTTAAGGCTCGTGAGAACAGAGAGTGGTTACCACCATTCCGCCCAGTTCCCAACGGCAATCACGGCAAGGTCCTCCCTCACAGCCTCACACGCACCATCCACATTTACCCGTCGGACTGGAGGTCTAAGATCAAGGACAAGCTGTACCACTCGGATTGGCCCGAGTACGAGCTTACATTCCGGGACGGAGAACTCATCCTAACTCAAGTCATAAGTTAAACTCACAACGCACCATGCTCAAAGTCACAGCAGACTCCATCACCAACATCTCTCCTTGGGTTACTCACGGATCTTCCAAGGCTCGGTTGGTGTCCGCTACTCCCAACCTCGACGAGACGATCGCCTACATCGCGCGTGTCTCGAGTAAGAACCAAGAGAACCCGTCCATCGAAGGCCTCTTGAAGTACTGTGCGAAGCACGGGCACTGGAGTGTGTTCGAGCAGGGGAATATGACGGTAGAGGTCGTCACTCCTCTCGCTATCTCCATCCAAGCATTACGTCACAGGTCATTCTGCTTCCAGCAGTTTAGCGGTCGGTACCAAGATCAGAAGATCATGGCGGAGATGGCGGAGGGCCTGCCCGTCTCTCACGGGATGTTCTACATTCCCGAGGAGGCTCGAGAGCAGGACACAAAGAATCGTCAGAACAGCATCTTCACTACGGACGCCTCTCTCACAGACGCGATGTGGCAGGAGATGGAGGTCGCTTATCACACCGCTCTGAACGCTTACAACGCTCTCCTAGACAAAGGCATCGCTAAGGAGATCGCACGGTTCGTCCTGCCTCAAGGAGTATTCACACGGCTCTATCTTTCTGGGAATGCTAGATCCTTTATTCATTATTGCACAGTGAGAGGTGAAGAAGGGGTAGTACAGTGGGAACATGTGGAACTGTCAAAAGCTGTAAAGTCAGTGTTTGAACAAGTTTGTCCAATCACTTCTGGGGCTATATGGGGCAGTTAGTTTTGGTAGATAAAAGACGCCACCGTCTTATCGCTCAAGAGCACTGGGGCCTCACTGATGAGCAAATGAAAGGGATGCACGTTCATCATCGCATTCCTAGGTCCGAAGGAGGAACTAATGACCCTTCCAATCTCTACGTTTGCTCTCCGTGGTTTCATCTTCACATTTGGCATGGGTCGGATAGTAAGTATTCAATCATAGCGTATGCCGAGTTAGGGGGAAAACTAGGTGGAAGACTGGGCGGTCTAAAGGGTAAAGGAAGGAGAAAGAGTGAAGAGCACAAACGAAAAATTGGATTAGCCCATAGAGGAAAAGTTTGTCCTCA